TTCGCTGGCCTACATGGCAAGCACGTCCGCGCCGGCAACTCTCACCACGGCCGATGTCCTGCCGCTCGAGGCCGGCGAGAAATTCGCGTTCGAGATGGGCAGCGGCGAATCCCTCTGGGCACTGTCCCGCACCGGGTCGTCTCTGGTCTCGGTGATGCGCCGTGCGGCTTAGGCCAAAAGAGGCGCTGCGCTTCGGGCGCCCGGCGCTCGGCATTGGTGGCGGGAATGCCCTCACTCTCGCAGCGGGTGTGCCCGAGTACCTGACCATCGATGGCGTACTGGCACGGCTGCTCAAGGGGCGCGACGAGCAGCCCTTAAAGGGCCGTGATGGCCAATATCTTTACGGAGTTGCAGCATGACCGGTCGCTTTATCACGGCGCAAGACGGCGCTCTTATTCCAGTTGCCACCGGCTGTGTCGTTTCGAACGGAACGCAGATCAGCAGCTCGAGCGCTGCCCTGATGATGGGCACGCGCACCTTGCACTATTGCCCTCTCGGCATCACCGGCGGGATCAAACTGCTGTACTCTCCGATCAAAGCCGCGCCGGATGAAACCGACGCCACGATCGCAATGCCGATCAATGTCGGCGTGGAAGCAAACTGCGCTGCGCCGCACGATATCGAGGCCGCCTATGTCATTGGCGACAAGGTGACATATGGCCGGCAGGAGTATCAGGCGGCGGCCGACAACACGGGCGTCATCCCAGGCCCCGCGACGACTGCCACATGGACCGCGACTGCCTTCAACACACCGTCTCCGGTCCCGTTCAAGGGCACCAGGGCGGGGAAGATGGCGGCAGCCACCACTCCGGGCGGTGCCACTGTTGTCGAGGACCTGCTTTCTGACCTGATCCCGTGCGAAGTTGAGCCGGGCGGCTGGCTGGCACTCAACACCTTCATCTCCCAGCCCAGTGGAAACAATGTCATCCCGCTTGGTCGCCAAACCAAGATTATCGATGGCGAATATCTGGCTTCTGGCCCAAGCATAGGGGACAGGTCGATCACAGGGACGGTCCCTATTGCTACCGCCCTGAACGGATTGAACTACATTTTCACGCCGGTTGCGATCCTCGGGCGTTCCTCCACCGTCAAGCGCGATGTTCCTGCCATTGTGGCGGACAGTTTGGGCAACGGCGATGTTGGCAAGGGTGCTGCAGCCATCACCATCAATGCCGGCGGCACGGGCTTCACAGCGAATGACGTTGGCAAGATAGGTACCGTGGGTACGACTGGGGCATCAGCTGGCGCTGTTAATTCCCCGATCATGGTGCAAATTTGCGCCGTATCTGGCGGCGCCGTCACCACACTTTGGCTGCTTGACGGCGGCTCTATGGCGAACACCACCAACCTGCCGAGCGCGACCCTGCCGAGCACCACCGGGCAGGCTGTGACATTTGCTGATGCTGCGGGTGCTGGCCTGACCATAAACTGGACCCTGGGCGACTGCCTAGACAGTGCCGGCAAGAAGGGCGCCCAGGGCTACTGGCAGCGCGCATTCGTCGCCAACGACTACCCGACGATGAATTTCGTTCGTGGGTCGGACAGCCTTACCCGCTGGGCTGCGCGTGACTACGCCCGCATGGCACTGATGGAAAAGGCGGGCATTAACGCGGTGCTCGATGCCCTCGGCGTCAATGACGTGATAACCGGAGGCTACACCGCCGCTACGGTCATTGCGCTGATCACTGCTCGCAACGCTCGATACCGGGCCGCAGGGGTCAACAAGGTGATCAAAGCAACAATCACCCCTCATGTCACCGTTTCGACCGACGCTTTCCTGACCCTGGGGAACCAGACCGTCAGTGCCTACAACGACATGATCAACACGATCAACGACGCGATCCGCGCCGGTACGGTGGGCAATGATGGCTACGTCGATGCCTCGGATGCGGCCTGCTCAGCGCGCGGGAGCGGCAAGTTCAAGGTGGATGGTGTGACCCCCGGCCTCATGGTCGCGGATGGCATCCATTTCTCGTACACCGGCATCCCGATCATGGCGGCAGCGATGGCCGCTGAGATCGGCACGCTGTTCAACTAGACCTCCCCCACACTTCAACATCAAGTGTGGGGGTGCGCCGCTTCCGGGTTTGCGGTATTGATCGCAGACCCGATGCAGGAGCCGCGCCATGGCCTTCGATCCGAACAATCCGCCGTCACTGATCGCATCTGGCATTGGTGGCTCGCGTGGCCTCAAGGCGTGGGCATGGAAGGGCTCGGACCCGATCGCCGATGTCATTGCCACCGGGTACATCCGAACCGCCCGCAAGCTCGGCATGGGCGTCGGGGACTCGGTGCGCTATGTCGACCTCGACAATGCACCGCATCACCTGACCGTCGCCTCGATCGACGCTGATACAGGTTGGGGAACGGTCTCGTTCCCCGCGACTTCGGAAGAGGCGTTTGCCATCGACCCCAGCCCGTCGGGCGAAATCTACATCGTGGCCTATGTCGACGGCGTTCCGGTGCGGATTGATCCAACTGACTTGCCGGTCGGAACACTGACCTATGCCAGCCAGGCCGAGGCCGAGGCGGGTACTGCCGAGGATAAACCGCTCAATGCGCTGCGCGGGTTCCAAGCCATTGCCGCCTATATCGCCGGACGCGCCGCCAAGACGACGCCGGTCGACGCGGATGCCATCGTAATCACCGACAGCGCCGCCGCTGGGGCACCTAAGCAAGTTACATGGGCCAACATCAAGGCGACGATGTTCACGGCGTGGGGAATGCTGCTGGCCGCCGCCACGGCCAAGACGACGCCGGTCGACGCCGACGTCATGCTGCTGTCGGATAGCGCTGCGTCGAGCGCGACCAAGAAAGTCACATGGGCCAATGTGAAGGCGACAGTTCTGGCCGCGTTGGGTACGACCATCGCGGCGTTGACGGGCAAGACGACGCCTGTCGATGCCGACACGTTGGCCATCTCCGATAGCGCCGCATCTGGTGCAGGTAAGAGCCTGACCTGGGCGAACCTGAAAGCGACGCTCAAGACCTATTTCGACACGCTCTACAAACCCCTGACCCCGACGAGCTTCTCTGCCCATAAGAACAACACGAACCAGACCGGCATTCTTGAGGCAACGTATACTCAGGTCACGTTCAGCACGGAGGATTGGGATGACGGCGCGGCATTCGCATCGAGCGCATGGACGCCGCCTGCCGGCAAATACGTCATCAGTGCCACTGCCTACAGCACGGCCAACATCGTCGATCAGTCGCTCCACATTTTGGCGCTCTACAAAAATGGCGTGATCTTCAAATACATCGACCTTCGCTCGGCGAGCGGAACGGGTGCCGTTCTTTTGACCGGTCGTGCAGTTGTGCAGGCAAGCGGCTCCGACGTGTTCACGCTATGGTATTACGGCGCAGGAACGGGTGCAAAAACGATCAGCGGCGCATCGGCAGACACATACTTTCAGGGCGCGTCCATTTAAGGCGCATCTCGCCATGGAAGCCTCCCGCGTGTATCAATCGCGGGAGGCTCTTTCATTTCCGGAACCGCGCCATGGCATATGATCCAGAAAATCCGCCCGCCCTAATGGTGCAAGGCATCGGCGGCACGACCGGCATGCGGTTCTTTGCCTTGATGTGGATTGACCCGATCCTCGACGTTCTCGAACCAGGCTATATCTCGAACGCCATCGACATTGGCATGCGGGCCGGCGACACGTTCATCTACAAGGACACCAACCGGGGCGAATGGGCGCAGTACAGTCTGATCGTTTCCGAGCTCGACGCCGACGGCGCGGCGACCATGATGTTCCCAGAAATTCCCGAAGAGGCCATCCCCGAACTCGATACGTTCGACCCCGACGACCCGACGCAGTATCTCGCGCTCTACCAGGGCGGGCGACTGTCGCGGCTGCAGATGGGGCTGTTTGCGCCGGACGGCTCAGAGATTGCCAGCCAAGCCGAGGCCGAGGCGGGTGTCGAGAACGAGAAGCGCATGACCGCGCTGCGCACCAAGCAGGCCATGGACGCGCAGCGACCATTTGCATCGCAGGCGGAAGCCGAGGCCGGTGTATCCACGACCACTGTCATGTCGCCATTGCGGGTGGCGCAGGCGATCGCTGCGCTCGGCGGCGATCTTCCGACCATCACGGCATTTGCGGAAACGCTGCTCGATGATGCAGATGCGGCGGCTATGCTGGCTACGCTCGGTATCTCGGCGTTCATAATCACGTTGCTCAACGATGCCGATGCGACTACTGCTCGCGCGACGCTCGGTGTGCAGGAAATTGCCACGGCGGCCGAGTATCGGGCCAATACCGCTGATCGGCTGCTGGGAACCGATGAGGTGTGGAGCGCCGCCACGCTGGTCACCCTGACCGATGCTGCAACCATCACCGTCGACATGTCGACGTTCATCAATGGCCAGGTTACCCTCGGCGGGAATCGCACCCTTGGCGCCCCATCGAACGCCAAACCCGGCCAAAGCGGCATGATCGTCATTAACCAAGACGGCACAGGGAGCCGGACGCTGGCCTTCAATGCGGCGTATCATTTCCCCTTCGGGACCGATCCGGTCCTTTCAACGACATCAGGAGCGCGCGATGTCCTTTTCTACACGGTTCTCACGAGCAGCGTCCTGCTGTGTTCTTTCGCTAAGTCTATGGGTTAGCGCCATGCTTCCGGGTATTGGCGCAGCACAGGCTGCGGACGCCTTCGGGCCACGCGAAACGCTCTACAAGACGGCGCAGATGCTCGGCATCACGTCCGGCCTGCAACTGCTGATCGACGCGGGTGATGCCGCCAGCTTCGTGAGCGGCGCGCAGCAGGTTAACGACCGATCGGGCGCGGGCAATCACCTGCGGGTCGGCGCTACCACTGGCGTCGATGCGTCCGGTCCTGCGGACATGCTCTGGACCGGCGTCACCGGGCGGCAAAGCAAGGACGAATATTGGTATCCGGGGGCTAATCTGGGCGGCTTGGTCCGCTCTACGGGTGGCGCGGCGCTGCCTTGGGCCGACAGTATGCACGGCAACAATGCGTCGTTCGCCCTGGCCGGCTGGACATACGTTGTGCCGGATGCGTCGATAGGCGGCTCGCAGATGCTCGAAACGATGGCCGTCGCCAATGGTATCGGCTTCGTGTTCGGCACCGGTTACACTGCCGAAGGGGCCAACGCCGGCAAGCTCATGTGGTGGGTGGCCAACGGCACAGGCACCGTCGCCAAGGTGTTCTCGTCTGGTGTCGTGCCCACCAATCAATGGGTTTACTATGCGCTGATCGTCGACGAGGCGGCGGGCACGTATTCGATGTGGGTCAATGACGTCCTCACCACCGGGGCCATCACCTATGCCTCGCCCTCGGCTACAACCAGCGACGATAGCCTCTGGATACTGACGACCGCCGACGCTTCTACAGCCAACCACCGGTTCGCTAACATGGCGATCTGGCAGGGCGGGGCCATCCCAAGTTCGGCCAAGCTCGGCGAACTGTTTCAGGCCATGCGCGGCAAGTTCGGCATCTAATGGCCTTCCTGCTCAACGACAAACAACGGCTGGCGAACGATGCGATCGCCAGCGACGCCGCCCATATCATGCTCTATGGCGGTTCGCGTTCGGGCAAGAGTTTCATTGCGGTGCGGGCTTTGGTGCTGCGCGCCATGCTCGTTCCGGGCTCGCGCCACCTGATTGCCAGGTTTCGCCTGTCGCACGTCAAAGCCTCGATCGTGGCCGACACGCTGCCGAAGGTGCTGCAGCTGTGCTTTCCCCAGCTTTACGCGATCATGGCGGACATGCACTCCAAGTCGGAGAACCATTTCATCCTGCCGAACGGGTCCGAAATCTGGTACGCCGGCCTCGACGACAAGGACCGTACCGAGAAAATCCTGGGCATGGAGTTTGCGACGATCCTCTTGGAAGAGGCGTCGCAAATCCCATGGGGCTCGCGCGAGACCCTGATCACCCGCCTTGCCCAGAAAACCAGCCGGCCAAACCCCGAGGACATGGATGGCAAGAAGGGCCTGCCGCGCCTGCCCGGCCTGCGGCTCAAGGCGTTCTACTGCGAGAACCCGCCGCTAAAGTCCCACTGGACCTATAAGCTGTTCATTGAACATGTATCGCCGGATACCGGCAAGCGCGTCCCGAACCCTGAGAATTATGCCTCGCTGCAGATGAACCCCCAGGACAACAAGCTCAATATCGCCCCCGGCTATATCGACGAACTGATGGCCTTGGGCGAGCGCAAGCGCAAGCGCTTCCTCGAAGGCCAGTTCGGCGAGGCTGGCGAGTCGGCGCTGTGGACCTATGAACTGATCGAGCAGCAGCGGCTCGACGAGGATGACCCGATCGACCTCGAACGCTTCGTCCGCATCGTCGTGGCCGTCGATCCGTCGGGCGCCGACAATATCGACGACGCCACGCGGGACGAGATTGGCATCGTGGCGGCCGGCATCCGCGCCGACGGCGTGGCGGTGGTGCTGGAAGATGCCACCATGAAGGGCTCGCCGGGCGAGTGGGGCCAGGCGGTGGTACAACTGTACGTGCGCTGGGGCGCTGACCGCGTCGTTGGCGAAGAGAACTACGGCGGCGCCATGGTCAAGTTCGTCGTGCAAGCTGCCGCCATCAAGGAAAACATCACCGTTCCATATCGTGCGGTCACAGCCACGCGGGGCAAGACGATCCGCGCCGAGCCAATTTCAGCGCTCTATGAGGCCCAGAAAGTCCAGCATGCTCCCGGCCTGACCGCGCTCGAGGATGAGTTGGTGCAGATGACCACGTTCGGCTATACCGGCGACAAATCACCGAACCGCGCCGACGCCTGCCTGATCGGCACAACGCTGGTCGAAACAAGTCGCGGACCTGTTCCAATCCGAGATGTGCGCGTGGGAGAGTTGGTGCTGACCCGGAAGGGTTATCGCCGCGTTCTCGAATCCATGATGACGAGGGACATGGCAGAGACATTCACTGTCGCGATGTCGGACGGAAGGACGGTCACTGGTACGGCCGAGCATCCTGTTTTCGTTCAGGGCAAGGGGTTCGTTAGAGTTGATGCGCTAGTTTGTGGTGATATAATCGAGCCAGTCGAAAACTGGAGCGAAGAATGTCAGAGGCACCGATCATCCTCGAACTGGATGGCGTCGTTTACACGAGGTATCCAGACAGCCCGAACCGCCCGTCAAGGGTCTATTACGTCTCAAATCACGACCTCTATCACCGGAAACTCTGGGAAAAGCATAAGGGCAAAATCCCTGATGGGTTTCATATCCACCATAAGGATTTGGACCCGCTCAATAATCAACTCGACAATCTTGAGCCGCTTTCTCCCGGCGATCACACGCGCCTGCATTTCGATCAGCAGCGCGCCGAGGCTTCCCGCGACCATCTTGATTCCGTCCGACACCTCGCCGCTGATTGGCACGGTAGCGATGAGGGGCGCGCTTGGCACAGCGAGCATGCCAAGCAGGCATGGGCTGATCGGGAATGGCGCCATGCTGGGCAATGCGAATGCTGCGGTGGGTCAATCGTCACCAGAGACCCGACGCCTGTCCGCTTCTGCTCTCGCAAGTGCAGCCGGGCAGTTTTGGACCAAGGCCGGCGATATGAGCGGCAAGTTCCATGCGTGGTTTGCGGAACTGTCCACTGGCAAAACAAGTATCGAGCCAAACCCGAAACCTGCTCGCGTCTCTGTGGCGCAAGTCTCCGTCGCAGCCGCCGAACCAGTGTTCAACCTTGAGGTCGAGGGCGAACACGAATTCTTCGCGAACGGCGTGTTGGTCCACAACTGCGTCTGGGCGCTAACTGATCTGTTCCCATCGGTCGTGAGAACGGCTAAATCTAACCAAGGCGACGCATCGAGGCACCGAGCGCCCAAGGTCAACCTGGGCCATTCCCAGTTCAAGCGCAGGCACTAGGAGATTTTCGATGGGCGGATGGGGTCAGGCACCAGCACAAGCAGCAACAACGCCGCCCCCGTCATCGGACACGACGGGCATCTCGAAAGAGTACGAGGCTAACAAGCCCCAGGTGATGCCGGTCTATAACTCGCCGAGCCAGATCGAAAGTGCCCGCAAGAAGCGCATGGAAATCATGGCGCGATCGGGTCGCACCTCGACCAATCTGCGCGGCAATCCTGGGACGCAGAGCTACACCAATAGCTTCCTGGGCAATGTGTCGTAATGGCCGACTCCCGCGCGATGGAATTGCTGCGCATCGGCAGCCTCGCATTCACCAAGGCGAGCGGCTATTTCAGCATGTGCCAGGAGCTTGGCGAACTGTATTACCCGCTCCGCGCTGACTGGACGACCGAGTTCACGCTGGGCACCGACTTCGCCACGGGCGTCCTCGACGGCTTCACCATCAATTCCCGCGAGACCTTGGGCAACGCCATCGACTCCATGCTGCGCCAGGGGGAGTGGTTCGCCGTTGGCACGGGCGACGAGAAGCGCGACAAGCGGGCGATCAACGCGATTGCCCTCAAGCGTGTGACCAACATGTTCCGCCGCATCATCACCGACCACCGCACCGGCTTTCAGCGCGCGACCAAGGAAGCCGATCACGATTGGGTCACGTTCGGCAATCCGGTGCTGTCCTGGGAAGCCTCGCCCGGCCGCGACTTCATGCTGCTGCGCGCATGGCATCCGAAAACCGTGGCGTGGATGACAAACGACGCCGGCCAGATCGACATGGCGTTCCGCCGTGGCCGCATGCAGGCCCGCAATATCGAGCAGAAGTTCAAGACTGGCGCCTGGCGTGGGACGCTGCACAAGGAAATTCAGGACGCATGCCGGCTGGACCCGTCGAAAGAGTTCCCGCTGATGCACGTCGTCGCCCCGACCGAGCAAATCTATGGCTGGAATCGCGGTGACATGCGCCGCATCAAGCACAAGTTCGTCTCGTTCTACCTCGACGAGACCTATCAGGAAAACCTGAGTGACCAGGGGACGCCGGTATTCAGCTACGTGATCCCGCGCTACCGCACGGTCTCGAACTTCACGCGCGGCTTTTCGCCGATGGCGATCAACTCCCTACCCGACGGGCGCATGCTGCAGTCGATGGCCTCGGTCATTCTTGAGCAGGGCGAGAAGGCCGTCGATCCCCCGATCGTTGTTGATCAGAACGTGTTCAAGAACGACTGGAACCTCTATGCGGGCGGCATCACTCAGGGCGACCTGGGCGAATATGACGACATCCGCAAGGTCATGCAGGTGGTCAACACCTCGCAGGGCATGTCGGCCGGCCTCGAACTGAAAGCCGACGTTCGCGCGATGATCGCCGAGGCGTGGCTGCTCAACAAACTGTTCCTGCCCAACGTGCGCGAGATGCGCGAGCTTGAGGTCATGGTTCGCACCGAAGAGTTCCGCCGCTCGGCGCTGCCGTTCTTCAACCCGATCGACAGCGAGTATCACGCGCCGCTGCTGTCGACTGGCCTCGAGATGGCATTCCACCTGGGCTTTATCCCGATGGATGTCCTGCCCGACGAATTGCAGGATCAGGACGTCGTCTGGGCGTTCGATAGCCCACTCAAGGATGCCGAGGGTCAAAAGACCGTGGCATCGTTCAACACGGCGGTTCAGATCATCGCTGCTGGTTCGCAGGCCGAGCCCGGTCTGGCCAAACAGTTCAACATCGCCGAGGCCGCGATCGACGCCGTCATGGGCGCGGGCGCCAAGCCGGAATGGATCAAGCCGGAGAAGGAACGCAAGAACGTGGCCGCCCAGGACAAGCAGGCGCAGCAAATTCAGGAGGTCGCTGGCATGTTGCAGACAGGCGCCGCCGCTGCGTCCGATGTCAGCGCGGCCAAGGTGAACGCGGAAGCGGCGGGGCTGGTGTAGCGTGGCTTATACCAACGCCCAGCGCGACGCGCTCATCGACAAACTGCTGGCCGAGGTTGCAGACCTCAAGGCCCAGCAAGAGCCCAACGATTTGGCCGAGCGCGTCACCTCGATCGAGGATGCGACGGTCCCCGCCGTTGATACGGTGCAAGACGATGTCACCAAGCTCGCCTCTGCTGCCAAGGGAAGGCAGGAAGCCATGCGCAGCGAGCTATCCAAGCCCCAGCGAGTTCTGCGCCCGTCGGTCGCGAGGGTTCGCCGCCCAGATGGCCGCATCGTCCAGCGAATTGTAAAGCCCCGCTGAAAGCGATATGCCTGATCGTGTAGCGGAGGCGCTTACACTATGAAGGCAGTGACGACGACGGGCATTCAACCCAAGGCCGTGGCGACCGTCGCCGAGGTCTATGCGGTGCGGGCCTGCATCAATGGCGACGCCAACGCAGATCAGCAGAAATTGGCAATGAACTGGATCATGCGCGAGGCTTCCCGCGTCACCGACTTGAGCTATGCACCTGGCGATGTGAGCCAGACCATGTTCAACGAGGGGCGCCGGTATGCCGGCATGTGCATCCGGTATTGCCTCGATCCGCTGTTTCTGGCCGATGCCGCCCAACACGACGAGCAACTTAAGAGGCAAACAAAATGATGAAGTGGATGAACCCGGTCCCGGTCTATGGCGGCGATGGCGGTGGCGGTGGTGGCAATGATGGCGGTGATCAGAAGCCCGATGCTGCTGCGGAAGCTGCTGCCGCTGAGGCCGCCGCCGCCGCTGCTGCTGCTGGTGGCGACGACAAGACTGGCGACAAGGTCGGGGATAAATCCGGCGCCGATGATAAGGGCGGCAACTTCCTCGACAATGCCGACAAGCTCGACGACAAGGCCGGCGACAAATCCAAGGATGGCGATAAGGCGTCCTGGCCCGACGACTGGCGCGACCGGCTGGCGGGCGGCGACAAGGATTTCCGCAAGCTGCTCGATCGGTACACCTCGGTCGAGGAATACGGCAAGGCTGGGCGCGAGGCGCAGAAGAAGCTGAGTTCAGGCAAGACGATGGCCGACGAGCCGATGCCGGACCCGGAAAAGGAGCCGGACAAGGCCAAGGAATGGCGCAAGGCGCGCGGCATCCCCGATGACCCGACCGGCTATGCCATCCCCGACACGGTCAAGAACCTCGTCACCGATGCGGACAAGCCTCGTCTCGCCGGCTTTACCGAGGCGATGCACAAGGCCAACATTCCAGCCTCCGCTGCCGGCGCCGCCGTCGAGTGGTATTTCCAAGAGCAGGAAGCGGCCAATGCTGCGGTCGCCCTTGCCGACAAGGCCGACGCCTCCGAGGTCGAGGAATCGCTGCGCGAAGAATGGGGGCCGGACTTCAAGCCAAACTCCCAGATCGCCAAGCGCTTTGCAGAAGAGGTGACGCCTGGCCTCAACTGGTTTGCCGCGCGCCTGCCTGATGGGCGCACTCTGGGCAATGTTCCCGACTTCGTCAAAGCCTTGGCCGAGATGGGTCGCGAGCGGTTCGGCGACGTGTCGCTGGCTGGCGCTGACAACACCGCCAAGACGATGGCGCGCAAGACCGAACTCGAAAACCTGATGCGCGATGATCCCGACCGCTACCATGCCGATCCGAAGAACTCGGCCGAGTACCAGCAGATCGTCGATGCCGAACTGCGCGCCGGCAAGAAGGATACCGGCAGCCGGCATTCGCCAGCGCCTCGCTGACCATATTGCCAAAGGTGTAGGCATCGCTTAATAGTGGTGCCTACACGCCTCTCGTGAAGCCCCGATGGCTTTCTCAGACACCCCGCCCTGCGGCCCTGAGTAAACACCGGACACCCTGCACAGCACGGCTAACCCCCCTGTTCATGCCAAGGAGTCCGGTCCATGACCGTCGCTGCTGCAATCGCAACCTACCGCCGCGAGTTCATTCAGGCTTTTGAAGCCCGCAAGTCCGACCTCGCATCCGTCGCCGTCACCAAGGAAACGATGACCGAGGGCCTTACCGCCACGTTCCTCGTGTCCGGTTCGGGTGGCGCTACCGCCGTCACGCGCGGCCAGAACGGCCTCATCCCCTACGGCCAGACCGCCAACACCCAGGTCACCGCCACGCTGGTCGAAAAGCATGCGCCGTTCGAGCGCACCGGCTTCGACATCTTTGCTTCCCAGGGCAACCAGAAGCAGATCATGCAGCAGGGCTCGATGGCCGTCATCAAGCGCGATATGGATGACACCATCATCGCCGAGCTTGCCAACGCCACCCAGGACTACGGCACTGGCACCCTGACCCTCTCGAACGTTCTCGGCGCGCTTGCCATTCTCGGCAACAACGACGTCGACACGGCCGAAATGGACAAGATGTTCGGCCTGCTCTCGCCGTCGGCCTATGCCTACCTGCTGCAGTTGAACACCTTCACCTCGTCGGACTATGTCGAGATCAAGCCGCTGGCCGGCCCTGCTCGCCGTATGCTCCGCTGGGCTGGTGTGAACTGGATCGTGTCGAGCCGCATCGCCGGCAAGGGCACCGCTTCGGAACTGCTCTACATCTGGCACAAGGACTCCATCGGCTACGCCGTCAATGCCGGCGAGGACAAGGTGTTCCTGGGCTACGACGAGAAGCAGGATACGTCGTGGACCCGCGCCACGGTCTATCACGCCGCCAAAATCCTGCAGAACTCGGGCATCATCAAGATCACCCACAACGGCTCGGCCTACGTCGCCACCTAACCCGGCCTGACAGCCAAGGCGCCGGACATGAGCCCGGTGCCGTTCAACTGAAAATGGAAGGATGGCCCGATGGCCTACGTAACTACCAACCCCCCGATGCTCTTTGCCAATGGCATTGGCGGCGCTGCGCGTCTCTGGTTCTACAAGTCGGCCGACCCGATCGCGACGGTCAACACCGTCAACTATTTCACCAATGGCGGCACCCTCGGCATGAAGGTCGACGACCCCGTTCTCGTGATCGACACGGTCAACCACCTCGTCGACTGGTGCGCGGTTCAGGCAACCGGCGACGGCACCACGGACATCACCGACGGCCTGCGCATCACGGCCACCGACACCGACTAACCCGGCTTTCGGTCTTAGTACGCCTCTGCTACAGATCGAAGGGGGAGGGGATGGTTCGCCATCCTCTCCCTTATCCACATTCAGAGGTGAATTTCCCCATGTCTCAGAAAACCCTGCCGGCCTCGGCGTTCAGCAACAACACCGCTGATTATGCGCGCGGCTACTTCCACGCCGTTGTCGACGATAGCGTCACCCTCGACGATCTGCTGACGCCTGCATTCTGGGCGCACCACACTCGCAGCCTGACCAAGATGACGCTGGTCGACGTCGTGCGCCAGGACATGACCCTCGACGTGCAGTTGCGCGTGATCGAAACCGGCATCGGCTACGTCCGCATGCGCCCGCTGCGCGTGTTCGAGGACGAGGTCCGCGCCAAGGAAATGGCTGACGCGGCTGCTGCGACTGCCGGCACCGACGCCGACGAGGTCAAACTGCCGGCCGAATACAAGATCACCACTGCCGGCAAGGGCGGCTTTACGCTGACGTTTGTTCCGTCCGATGCTAAGATCGGCGAGAAGATCAAGACGGAAGCCGCTGCGGTGCAGATGGCCAAGGATCACGCCGCGATCGCGGGCATCGCCTGGCCGGAGCCGGCGCCTGCGGAAACCCCTCCCGGCACGTAAGGCGGGGTAATGACAACTCGTTTGGCCCTCTACAATCTGGCGCTCGCGACCTATATCGGGACGCGGCGCCTTTCCGCTCTCACTGACGACGACTCGTCGCGCTATGCGATCGACGCCATCTATGACAGCGCCATGCTCTACATGCTCAAGCGCGGCTCCTGGGAGTTCGCCTTGCGCACGGTGGAACTGACCCCAGAAGTCACGGCGCCGACGTTTCATCGGCAATACGCCTATGAGAAGCCGGAGGATTTTGTCCGCATCGCCCGCATCGCGCCGGACAACCGTTTCCAGACCGAACTGCTCGGCTACCGGCTCGACGGAACCTACATCTACGCCGACCAAGACCCGGTGTTCCTGCAGTACGTCTCCAACGACGATGACTATGGGATGGACCTCGACAAGTATCCGGCTGCCTATGAGCAGGCGGTTGCGGCATGGCTGGCCTACCAGTCAACACTCGAGGTATCCAAGGATCGTGGCGACCGATCGGACCTGCTCAAGCTCTGCTCGCTCACGCTCGACACTGCTCGCCGCCAGGATGCCGTCGACGAGCCGACCAAGGGCAAGCCGGCCGGGCGGTTCGTGCGGTCGCGGCTCTGGGGTGGCAATGTGAACGGAACCCTGCGCGGACTGCGCTGAACGGAGTCCCCAGATGGGCAAGGCATATTACCACGCGCTCAACGTCGGTCAGGTCGACAGGGACAAACTGCACCGCGTCGACTTGGAACGCCTCCGTTTGGCGGCCGAGGTGCAGGAGAACCTGATCTGCGACGCAGTCGGCAAGGCGTTCCTGCGGCCAGGGTTTGGCCATATGGCCGCGACCAACGGCGGCGCGCGCTCTCGGCTGGTCGAGTTCGATGCCGGCGCCCAGGCGATCTATATGCTCGAACTGACCAGCCTCGGCATGCGGGTCTGGGATGACGATGATCTGGTCTCGCGGCCTGCGGTGACGACTGCCATCACCAACGGCGATTTCAGTTCTGGCGTCGGCTGGACGCTGGGCACCGATGCGGGAACGACGGTTACGGTGACGGGCGGCGCGCTCAAGCTGCAATCGCAGGCGCAGGGCAATGTGCGCGCTTGGGCCAAGCAGGAGGTGACGGTTTCGGGTGGTAACGTCAGCGTTGAGCATGGCCTGCGCATCACGGTCTATCGCGGGCCGGTGCAGTTCCGGGTTGGCTCGACAGATGGGGGCCAGGAATACATCAAGGAAACGACGCTCCGCACCGGCTATCACTCGATCGCCTTCATCCCGACTGGCAATTTCTGGGTCCAGTTCTCCACGACGGTTCAGCATGCGACCTATGTGAATGACATCACGGTTGAGGCTGCCGGCGTGATGGTCTTGCCGACGATCTGGAATGACGACGAGTTGAACCTGATCCGCTTCGATCAATCTCTGGACGTCATGTTCCTCGCCTGCGAAGGGCGCAAGCAGCAGCGCATCGAAAGCCGGGGCGATAATTCGTGGAGCGTCTGCGATTACGATTCGTCCGATGGCCCATTCCAAGTGGCGGCCTCGGCGGCGCTCAAGCTGAAACCGACAGTTCTGGAAGGCACCGGGCTTCTGCAGTCCGATCGGCCCTACTTTACCGCCGATCATGTCGGGGCGCTGGTTCGCATCTACCACGACGGGCAGAAGATCAGCACCGTCCTGGCCTCAGACGATACGTTCACCCCGACGATCATGGTGACGGGTATCAACGAGCCCGACTATAACGAGCGCGATTTCAGCTACACGATCACGGGCACTTGGGTCGGCACCCTGCGCTGGCAGCGGTCATTCGATGGGGATGACGTCGAGTTCCACCGTTTCCGCAAGGCGCAGGCAACAGCCGATACCGACATCACCGGCAACGTCGGGCCGATCATCAACGATGACAACGAGGACAACGCCATCTCGTACTATCGCCTTGGCTTTGAGCCGGGCACCTATACGAGCGGCGCGGCCACGATCGACATCACCTATAACGGCGGCGGCGGCTACGGCATCGCCCGCATCGTCGGCTATAACTCGACGACTGAGGTGGTGATCGACGTTCTTAAGCCATTCATGAACACGACGTTCACCGAGGATTGGCGCGAGGGTGTCTGGTCTGAGGTCAATGGCTGGCCAACCTGCGTCGTGCTGGATGACGGTCGACTGGATTGGTCCGGCTATGATGGCTTCTGGGCATCGGTATCTGACGCCTATGAGAGCTTCGACGAGGATTTCATTGGCGACTCGGCGCCGCTGCTGCGCTCGATCGCGGTGGGCGGGCGAAACGAGGCCCGCTGGCTGGCTCCGCTGTCGACGCTGATGATTGGCACCGGGCGACTGATCGCCAGCGCCAGAGCGTCCTCGCTCGACGAAATCAAGACGCCTGAGAATTTCGGCATCCGGCGCCAGGGCGGGCGGGTCGGCGCGGCGCGCGTCAATCCCGCGATCCTTGCTGATGACCGGGCGCTGTTCGTTGAGGCCAGCGGCAATGCGCTCTACGAACTGAACTTCGATTCGTCCAAGGGTCGGTTTCTGGCGACCGAGTTTTCCAAGCTCACGACCTCGCCATTCTCCAGCGGCATTGTCGGCGTCGCGGTGCAGAACCGACCTGATCAACGCATCTGGGTATGGATGAACGACGGCACGGCGCTGTGCATCGTGTTCGAGCCGACGCAGCAGGTGGTCGCCTTCATCCCCATTCTGCTCAACAGCGACACCGACGCGATCGAAAGCATGTGCGTCGTGCCGACCGACAACGGTCAGGAGCGGGTCTGCGCCTCCATCAAGCGCGTTGTGGACGGCGTCACCAGTCGCAGGGTCGAACGCCTTGGCCTCGATAGTGAGGCGCTGCCAGACGACATCACCAAATGCCTCGACGCTCATGTCGTGTTCGGCGCGGGCTCGGCCACGGTCAGCCTGCCGCATCTGATCGGGCGCACGGTTCGCGCTTGGGTCGACGGCGACTCCGTGGATGGCGTCAGCGGGGCGCCCACGGACTTTGTCGTTTCCGGGGCTGGCACCATAACGCTGCCGGTCGTTCCTGCCGTGGGCGGCTGTGCTGGGCTGGTCTATCGTGGCCGCTACAAGTCGGCGCCGCTGGAATATGGCGGCGAGAACACGTCGATGCTGTCGCCCAAGGTTATCGCCGGCATCGGGTTCCTGCTCGGCGATTACTGCCGGTCTGGCTTCAAGTATGGCACCGACTTCGATCATCTCTACAGTCTGCCGGCGCTGCGCAATGGCAAGCCGGTAACGTCGGATGTGGTCGAGGGACCGGATGAACTCGAGCCACTGAACCCGGTCAATGGCAAGATCAGCCTCAAAGAGCAGATGTGTTTTGAGGTCCAGTCACCCAAGCCATGTACGATCCTGGCGATGGTCGGCGAGTATCAGGCGCGCGGCTGATGAACGTTCTTCGGCTGCCGCCAGAAGTCATCGCGCAATATCTCGACGGGGGAACATCATCCCCCGTCGTTGTCTATGGCGGCATCGAAAATCAGTTGCTCCATGCCTGCGGCGGTTTGCTGTGGGACGAGGATGGCCGGTGCTGGGTTTGGTTCGACACGTTCGGCGACATCTCGATCCATACGCGACTGCTGATGCGGTGGGCTCGGCGGCTGCTGCGACAAGCCGGACAACTCGGCGAAAAAGAGGTATTCGTTTGGAGAGATGACCGGCATCCATCTTCGGGAAAACTGCTCGCCATCCTCGGCTTTGAACTTTGCGGCTGCTACGCCGAAACCGGAAAGGAGATTTTCGCATGTCCGGTCTAGAAATTCTGGCAATCGCGGGCATTGCAGCGGCGGGGGTTGGCGCAGCGGCCACAATATACGGCGGCATGGAAACCAAGCGCGCGGCAGATGAGGCGGCCAAGCGCGATGTCACTGCCGGCCAAGCCGAGTTCGCGTCATCCCAGCGCGACGCACAGGAACGCAAGCTCGAAGGGCAATTGATCATGTCCCGGCAGCAGGCGGCAGCGGCGGCGTCCGGTGCTGGTGCATCCGGTGACGCCCCGACCATCGTGCGGCTCATGACTGAGACCGCCAAGCGCAGCCAGTACGGCGTCGACTCGGTGATGTATGGCGGGCGGGCTCGCCGCCAGGGTTACATCGACACGGCGCAGGCGCGGCGCGAGACCGGCAACGCCAATTTCATTGGCTCGATCCTGACCGGGGTCGGGCAGTTTGCAGAGGGTTTCTGACATGCGCCTCCCCATCTCCACGTCAGTAACCGGCCCGGCATCCATGCGGCCCGGCAGTCCGGCGCCGGTTGCCGATATGAGCGGCATTGCGCGAGGTGCCGCCAATCTGGCCGGCTCGGTCGGTCGCATCGTCAAGGTCGAGCAGGACAAGGTCAACACGATTGACCTGGCGCGCGCCGATGCGTTCGCGACCCGCTCATTCCTCGATATGCAGAATGAGTTCGGGCAGGATGGGGATTACGCCACCTTCAACGATCGGGCCGAGGCACAGACGCAGGAGATTTCATCCGCTGCCGCCGAGATGATCCGCGACCCCGAGATGCGCCAGAAGTGGCTGGCCGCCCATGAGGTCAACCGCATCAGGCAGGTTGACGCTATCGGCGACGTCGGGCGCGGGCTAGCCAATGAAGCCGAGCGCGTGTCATTCGGCGAGACGCTGACCGATTATGCCAGGATCATCGAAGAACCCGGCACCCCCGAGGATGTTCGGGCCAATGCTCGGCTTGCCCTCGACGGGACGCTGCAGGTGGCCCGCGAGACCGGGCTGCTGACCCCAGCCGAGGAAGCCAAGGCCCGCGCTGACTATCTCGACACGGCCGAGCAGAACCTGGCGCTCAACACCGCCGACTCGCTGATCCGCTCCAATCCCGAAGCGGTGACGCAGGGCATGGGCATCGTGCCAGACCCGAATGACCCGCTGGACGCAACCCGCACCAGCGTTCGCCTGCCGGTGGTGGCGGCGCGCGGGGTGAATGTTCAGGACGTCGATCCCGCTGCGCTGACCCGCTGGGAGCAAGTGCAGGGCGCATTCGGCAAGCAGCTCGAAGTCATATCAGGCTCCCGCGACGATGAGCATAACGACGCGGCTGGCGGCGCCAGCAACAGCCAGCATCTTCCCTCCAATGGATCGAAGGCCATCGACGTCGATGTGTCGAGCCTGTCGAAAGAGGAACGCATCCGCCTGATCGAGACTGCGTCGGCGATGGGGTTCACCGGCATCGGCGTCTATAACAATTCGCTGCATTTCGACACTGGCGCGACGCGCGCATGGGGTCCGTCGCATGGCAGCGAGTCCGTTCCGGCGTGGGCATCAGATGTCATCGGGCGCCACACCGGCAAGCAGATCGCCGAGGTGCCCGTCGGTGCGGCGGCTGGTGTTGATCCGCGATTTGCGGCCCTGTCCTATCCCCAGCGCGCCGCCCTGTTCGACCAGGCCAAGCAGGAAATCGACAAGCGCAACATGGAAGTGCGCGCCTCGATCGAGACCACGGCAGAGAATGCGCCGGTCGCGATTGCCCGGTCGGGTGGGTATGACGGCTACATGCCGACGGCCAATGACTTCGTCGTTGCCTATGGCGCCCGCGATGGGCTGGAAAGGTTTGAGCAGTTCGACGCTTCGGTAAAGGTGTCGCAGGACACGTTTGCCATGCGGACGATGACCGCAGACGAGATTGCCAGCATCGTTGAGCAAGCCGTCCCGACCGATACCGGCGACGGCGCCGCGCTGCAGGAGAAGTCATTCGCCCAGATCAGCACGGCAGCCCAGGCCACGATCAAGGCGCGCGAGGAAGACCCTGCCGGCTATGTGCAGCAGGTCTATCCCGCTGTCGCCCAAGCATGGCAGGGGGTCAGCGACGACGACCCGGCATCGTTCAAGCGCGCGCTGACGCTGACCGGCATGGCGCAGGAACAACTCGGCATGCCGATGCAGTTGCTCCCCAAGGAAATGGCAGCCAACGTCGCGGCCACGTTCAACGATGCGACCAAGAGCGATCAGGAGCGCATCGGCGCACTGACCGGCGTTGTCTTGGCCACCTCCGATCAGGATCAGCAGGCGGCGATTTTCGACCAGTTGGTGACTGCCGGCGTTCCCGGTGGAACGATCATGGCCATGAACGCGCTCGAGCGCGGCGATAACGGCGCGGCGCAGCGGCTCATGGCTGCGGTCATGGCCCCGCCTGAAATGCTGAACAAGTCCCTGCCCGGCAATATCAAGGGCAGCGAGGTCGACAACACTCTGCAGGCGCAGGTGTTCGACACGGACGGCATCGGCGAGGTCTATTATGACCTGGCCTACGGGTCGCAGGCCAACGTCGCCCAGGCCGCCGAGGATACGGCGATCATGACCAACTCGGTAAAGCTGCGCCTGCTCGACGGCTCGGCTGGCGGCAACATCCAGCGCGCGATCGACATGACGGTCAAGGACATGTTCGGCGACGTGAAAGTGGTCACTGGCGGTTCGTCGGGCGGTTCGGCCGGCATGAAAGTGCTGTTGCCGGCTGACGCCGATCAGGGCGTCTACCAGCAGGGTTTCGATGCGCTGCTCGGCCAGGTCGGGGAATCGCTGGCGCGTGACCTCGAACGCGACGCGGACAGCGTGTTCGGTCCCATCCCTCCCGGTACGGCTGGGCAGGCAATCCTCGATACCCAGATCGCCAACTATGTCGAACAGGCGCTGGCCAATGGGTATTTCTCGAACTCAGGTGGCGAGGAAGTGTTCAAGTTCATGGACCCGAACGGGCGCGGACCGATCGAGGATGCGTCCGGCCAACCCTTGATGTTCACGCGCGAGCAGGTGTTGGCGGCACAGGCTACCGCTGGGGCGGTTCCTGCTGGTATGATGCCGGACCCGGTGCGTCAGGCCGGGGCTGCCTTCGGGGCGGCGGTGCAGCGCCCGCAATAAGGATTTCGCATGGCAACGTTCGGTCGCAAGCTCGCGTCTCAGTCGGTGGATCGCGTTGCCAGGCTGCAGACCATGGCCGACATGCCGTTCACGCTGACCCAGAACTTGGGCGAGCAGTTCAAGCAGGGCATTGTCGACAGTTTCGGGCTCGGCACGGTTGTCCGCGAGGGGATGACGCCGCAAGGCAACACCGTCCCCGATGCTCGGCCAAGCCTGATCCCCAATCCCGCCGAGGCGCTTGGCCGCCTGGCGCAGAACGTCGGCGGCATGATCCGGGGCGGCGAGACGCAGCCATCGCTAAACGAGGATGAATACAAATCGTCCCCCTATTTCCGCGAGGACATCCCATTTGAGCAGGGCATGACCGAGGATCGTGCGGCGGCGCTGGCCATGTTCTACGACACGAAAAAGGTGCGGGAATACTTCGGCGAGAAACGCCCGTTCTCCACCTTCATCGGCCAGCTTGGCGGGCAGGCGCTCGACCCGATCAACTATGTGCCGGTATTCGGCCAGGCCGCCGAGGTCGCTGCGGTGGCGCGGCTGGGCACTATCGCCGGGCGGGCGCTGATCGGCGCGGGTGACGCGGCTATCAACACCGCCGCGTTCGGCCTGATGACCTCCCGCATGCGCGACGAGTTTGGCGACGATACCAGTTGGCAGGCCATGACTTCCGAGATTGCTATGTCGGCGCTGATCGGCGGTGCCTTCGGCGGCGGGATTGGCGCGTTCACCGCGCGGCGCGAGTGGAATTTCGCGCGGGAGGATGCCAGCAGGTCGCGGGCCTACGCGCTGACCCAGGCGAACAAGTCCGTCGATGGGGTTCTGGACATCCGATCGCTCAAGGAATCGCGCGCCGTTCTCAATGAAGGCGTGGGCGACATGGCTGCCGGCCGTGATGTCACACTGTCCCCCAACGGGCAGGCGGTGGTCGAGCGCATCCAAACCGCCGTCACGCGCGATGCCACGGCAGCCCGATCGCTCGCCGACCAGACTGCGACCATCAGCGCTGACGCCAAGGTGGTCATCACCCCGTCGGGTTCGCGGGTCGAGATTGTCCCCGAAGTGGTCGAACTCGATTCCCTCGTCAACGCCAGCGGCGCGCTGCAGGTGCGCAACCGCTCGACCCAGGCCAGTGCCGTTCAGGTCGAGCAGATCGCCACCGAACTCGACCCGGCTCGGCTGATGACGTCGGTCGATGCCGACAGCGGGGCGCCAATCGTGGGCGCTGACAATGTGATCGACAGCGGCAATGGCCGGGTCATGGCGCTGCGTCGCGCGGCCGAGGCGTATCCCGATCGCTACAATGCCTATAAGAAAGCGCTGGCCGATGCCGGTCACTCCATCGACGGAATGAACCAGCCGGTGCTAATCAGTCGTCGCGTCACAAATCTGAGCGATGATGCTCGAGCCAAGTTCAACGCAGAGGCCAATGCTCCCCGCGCTGCACAAATGAGCGCGGTCGAACTGGCCGCAATGGATCGCAATGCACTCGACGGCACCCTGGATGTTCTCGACGCTTCGCCGGTCACGTCTCCGGGAAACCGAGCTTTTGTGCAGCGCTTCCTCGGCAACCTTGCTCCGAGCGCTCGAGACGCGCTTATCGACGGCGCCGGCAATATCAATGCTGACGGTGTCCGTCGCATCGAAAACGCCCTGGTGGCCGAGGCATACGGTGACGTGGACATTGGAGTCCTACGTCGCTTTGCAGAGGCAACTGACGACAATACTCGATCCATAGTCGGGGCCATGTCCGACGTTGCCGGCAAGTGGGCGCTGATGCGGCGCGACGTGACGCTCGGCAACATCTCCCCAGAGTTCGACATGACCGCCGAACTGACCGAGGCGCTGCGCCTGATCGGCGGCTGGCGCGAGCAGGCTGGGCGAGAGGGCCGGCCGGTGTCCCAAGTCATCCGCGAGGGCATGGCGCAACTCGACCTATTGAGCGGGGAAATCTCGCCAGAGACGCAGGCCCTGGTCTCGGCGTTCTATCAGTCCAACTCATTCGCCCGCGCCGCTGGCCGGGATACCATCGCTGAACTGCTGTCGCGCATTGTGGATGCGGCAGAGGAACTTGGCCGACCCCAGCTATTCGGCGACATCGAAACAACCCGCATGGAGGTACTGCGCTATGCCGCAAGCAATGAACAAGGGAACCTCTTCACGCCTAACGGTGCTGACGACGGCATTGAAGCGGACGGCGGTTTCGACCGGGGAACTTCGCTTGCAGCGAATCGCCAAGGCGCTGGACAAGGTTCTCGACCAGGCTCAATCGCCGAGCGCATGACGCAGCGTTTCGAGGCTGCTGGCCGCCCGGCTGATGAAGCGAGGGCCACGGCGGAACTCGTCGATGCGTTCTATGCGCAGCAGGCGGCGCGGCTGGGCCTGACGGTGGACGAACTGGAAGCGCAGTTCGGCCTGCCGGAAGTGCGTCAGGCACAAGGGGAATTTCCCGGCGCTGCATTGGCGCAGTCACCGCAATCCCCGGCGTTCCGCGAATGGTTCGGCGACAGCAGGGTCGTCGACGCCAAGGGCGAGCCCATGGTGGTCTATCATGGCGGCGCAGCGGGCATTGAGGCGTTTGAAAGTGCGTCGTGGCGCTACCGTGATTTTATGGTCAAGGATGCGCGCGCCTCGGTGGTCAACGCCAATTTCTTCGCGGCAGATCGGGCAGTCTCGCAGTCGTATGTCGCCAAGATCGAAGGCCAGAGGTTTCGCGATAGCGACCCCGCTGGGCAGATGTATGAGGTCTATCTCAAACTCGAAAATCCGCTGCAAATCGATTGGAAGGGCAAGCGCTTTACGACGGGCGATCCGTCCAAGCTGATTGATCAGGCCAAGGCTGGTGGCCACGACGGGCTGATGGTGTCGAACGTCATCGACGACTACCGCCAGAAGGGCAAGCCGACGACGATCTATGTGACCTTCGCAGGCGAGCAGATCAAGTCCGTCAACAACCGTGGCACGTTCGACCCGAACGACCCGAGCATTCTGAACCAGCCCGCCTATCACGGCACCCCGCACCTGTTCGACACGTTCTCAACGGAGAAGATCGGGACCGGCGAGGGCGCGCAGGCGTATGGCTGGGGGCTGTATTTCAGCAGCAGCAAGGACGTTGCGACGTGGTATCGCGACACGCTGACCGACCCCGATCAGGTGCCGCTCGAATTTATGGGACGGCCGGTGGATGAGGTATGGAACGACGGAATCCTTGAGCGGTGGTCAGACCTGGTCGGCAACATGTCGGAAGCCCAGCGCGACGACTTCACGACGGTCATGGGCAATCTGTCCCAAGTGAACAACATGAAGGACGTTGCTAACGTCCTACCCAACTTCACGCCATCACAGCGCAAAATGTATAAATCCTTGGTTGAGCCGAAGTTGCTCAAGCCAGAGACGGGGGCCGGGCGGCTATTCGAGGTCGACGTTCCCAGCGATGACGAATTGGTAGATTGGGACGCGAAACTGAGCGAGCAGCCGCCTGCGGTGCGGGCGAAGTTAGCAGCGCTTGGGCTTGAGCCGAAGATGACTAAGGGGGCGCGCCAGACTGAGACGGCTACTGCGGAGCGAGCCGCGTTCCTCAACGGACGTAGGTCGTGGGAGCTTTCGCCAGAGGATCAGAAAACCTACAACAGCATGGGCTTTGAGCCGGTCGAGTTCATGAGTGACCCGAAGTTCTCCGATGCCTATGAGGAATTTGCGCGCGAGAAAGGGTCGGATGCTGCGGCTTCGGCGGCCTTGCGCGAGGCTGGCATCCCAGGTCATCGCTACGTGGGAACGTCCAGCGACGCCACAAACTATGTCCTCTACGACGACAGCCGAGTTCAGGTCCGCTCATTTGAGCAGGGCGGCGACAACCCGCGCGGGGCGATCCAACTCGGCGACACCAACATCATCAGCCTGTTCGAAACTTCTGACGCCAGCACGGCGCTGCACGAAACCGGGCATCTGTTCCTGTCGATGCTCAAGGGCATGGGCGAGAAGGGCGACGCGCCGGATGACATCAAGGCCGATTGGGAATCGGTGCGGGAATGGTGGCGCGGCAATGCCGATGCCGTGGCCGCTGACGCCAATGCGTCGGGCCGCGCTGCTGGCGTGACTGGCAAGAATGTAATCGACGCGCTCGACCTCGGAACGACGGGCGATGCAGCCAAGGACCGGGCCATCGACGTCGGCATGCAAGAGCAGTGGGCGCGTGGGTTCGAGGCATATGTCCGCGAGGGCAACGCGCCGACGGCTGGCCTGGCTCGCGCGTTCGAGCAGTTCCGCCAGTGGCTCACCGCGATCTATCGCCGGGCGACCGACCTGAACGTCAATCTCTCGCCGGAAATCCGCCAGGTGTTCGACAATCTGCTGGGCTCGCAAGAGCCCGCGCGTCGCGCTGTTCCCTCGATCGACGGTAAGCCGGTTCGTGTCACCAACCCGGATGCGCCAGCGCCGGCCGAGCCAGCCACGACGCAGGCATCGCTGATGCTGAACGAACCCGACAACGCTGCCGCCCGCGTGGGCAAGGACGAAACCATGCGTGACATCGCCCTGTCGCATGGCGTCGATCCGACCACTGGCGGGTTCGTCGAGGCGGGTGACGTGGCCCAGCTTCGCGAGGAAGGCCGGTTGACTGCGGAAGATGAGGCGGAACTGGCCGAGGCTGATCAGTTGTTTGCAGATTCGGAAGCCTACGGGCGAGCGCTCGAGGCCGCCGTGGCTTGCATAATCTGATCGTGGTAATCCTTGGCGGCTGATGCTGCCGAGGATGCCCCAATGAACTATCAACCCGATGCTGCTTGCCGTGCCGCCGCCCGCGCTGCTGCTGGCCCAGGTCTCGCCGAGCAGGAAATCACGGCGGCATTCCAGCGCGTCGCGGATTACAAGGCTCGCCTCGAGGCAGAGGGCAAAACGACTGGCGTCGCCGAGCGCCTGCGCCGGTTCGCCGAGGGCGAGGCCGAGCGCACCAAGATTGCAGCGGCCATGGCCCGCCGTCACAAGGCGCTCAATGTGATCATTCGGGACAAGCAAGAAATGGCGATCAGCACCATGATCGCCGAGGGCCTACATCCCAAGAAGGCGCTGCTCGCCCTGCTGGAAGGAACGCAGAAGGGCGTGACGGGTGGGCGCAAATCGGTCCACGCCTCCAAGCAGGCGCACGAAAAGCTCTACCTAGGCCAGATGATGGCGCGGCTCGACGAGGAAGTGCCGCACCTGATCGGCGCGCTGCAGGACGCAAAGCTCGACGCCGACATCATGGCCGAGATGATGGAACTCAAGCCGGGCGGCAAGCCAGGGGTGACGGGCAACAAGGACGCGGCCAAGGTGGCGCGCATTTTCTCCGACGTCGCCGAGCAGGCCCGCGTCGACCTCAACAAGTTGGGCGCCTCGATCGGCAAGCTGGAAGGCTGGGCCGGTCCCCAGATGCACGACGACATCAAGATGATCGACGCCGGCCGCGATGCGTGGGTCGGGTTCATCAGCACAAAGCTGGATATGGAGCGCACGTTCTCCGAAGGCTATGAGCCGGGCCAGGTCGCCGAAATGCTGGGCGACATCTACGACACGATCACGACCGGCTTGAGCAACAAGGCGACGGCGGCTAGCAAGGGGACGCGGGTCAATGCGGCGAACCTGGCCAAGACGCTGGGCGCCTCGCGTGTGCTGCACTTCAAGGACGCCGCCAGCGCCCGCGCCTATCAGGGTGAGTTCGGTATCGGCAACACGGTCTCCGGCATGATCGGGCATCTGCGCCGCTCGGCTGCCGTGGCTGGCGCGATGGACACGCTGGGGCCAAATCCCCAGATCATGTTCGACGGGCTGGCCGATGCCATCAAGCGCCGCATCAAGGCCGACCCGACGCTGACGCCCGAACAGCGCGCCAAGCAAATCAAGTCGATCGACACCCAGGCGGGCTCGCTGCGCACGGCGATGGACATCTCGCTCGGCATGAACTCCCGGCCCGAAAACGTGACGTTCGCCAAGATCGGTTCGGACATTCGCGCGGTCGCATCCATGTCCAAGCTCGGCGGCGCCGTCATCACGTCGGTTCCGTCGGACACCATGAGCGTTGCCATGGCCTCAATGTTTCGGGGCAACAATGCGATCAGCGCATTCGTCGGCCAGATCGCCGGGGTTATGCGCGGGCGGCCGAAAGAAGAACAGGCGCAAATCTCGTACCTGATCGGCGAGGGGTATGATGCCATCCTCGGGTTCATGTCCAATCCCCAGACCGCACTCGATGGTCCGGTCGGCATGATGGCTAAATGGCAGCAGGGTTATTTCAAGTGGAACGGGCTGGCTTGGTGGACCGACGTCTCCCGCTCGGTCGCCGGCCGCACGATCGCCGCCGAGATGGGTTGGCACTCCAAGTCGGCGTTCGTCGATCTGCCTGACCGCTATCGCGATCTGCTCGGCCGCCACGGCATTGACGCGCCGCGCTGGGACGCCATTCGATCCTCGCGCATGCGCAACGCCAACGGGCGGGACTATGTGACGCCTGACCGGGTGGCCGAGGTCGATGACGCCATGCTGATGCCGATCGTCGCCAAGCGGCTGGCCGGCGCCAAGGATGACGCGGCCCGTGCCTCGATCTTGGCCGATGCTCGCCGCGATCTGCAACTGTCGGTGCTGCGCTTCGTATCCGATGAAACCAGCTATGGCGTGATCATGACCGACGCCAAGACGCAGCGCATGATGCAGTGGAACAAGACGGTTCGCCCTGGCTCATTCGCGGGCGAGGCCATCCGCATGATCATGCAGTTCAAGGGCTTCCCGCTGGCTTTCGTCGACCGGGTGGGTGGGCGCCTGCTGTTCGGCCAGCGCAAGGGCATCGGCGCATGGGAGCATGCTGGCCATATCGGTTCGTTTATCGCAGGCATGACGATCGCGGGTTACATGGCGATGGTGGCCAAGGACACAATCAAGGGCTATTGGCCGCCGCGTGATCCGGCAGACCCGCGCACCTGGCTCGCGGCCATGCAGCAGGGCGGCGCCCTTGGAATCTATGGCGACTTCCTGTTTTCCAGCACCAACCGATTCGGCGGCGGCGTCATCGAAACGCTGGCCGGCCCGACGCTGGGCACAGTCAGCGACCTCGTCGATGCAGGGCTCGACGCCCGCGACGCGCTGATCAGCGGCGGCGAGAACCAGTTCTCAGGGGCGCAGGCGTTCTCGACGGCGGTGCAATTGATCCCCTATGGGAATCTGCCATATGTCAAAGCCCCGCTCGATTGGTTGGTTCTAAATTCAATGCGTGAGGCGCTATCGCCGGGATACCTGCGCCGGCAAGGTCGCAACCGCGAGCGCGAATATGGGCAGGCGCCGATGCAAATCCCCGGTGTGCCGCGCGGGCTCGACCCGATGAACGCTGTTTCGGAGTACTGAGATGGGCTGGCTCACTCGCGCCGAGGCTGCTGCACTGACCGAGGAACAGCGCCTCGATTTCCTGACGAGGACAATTCTGGGCGAGGCCGTCGGCGAGGGCTATACCGGCATGCTCGTCGTTGCCCAGGTGATCCAGAACCGCGCCGAGGATGGTCGCTGGCCTGGTGACCCGGTGGCGGTGGCGGGGCAAAAGAACCAATTCACGACGAACTCGCCGGGCTTTGGCGGCAATCAGGGCATGGTGTCGGCGAACTATGGCCCAGGCACCAAGCAATACCGGATGGCGCAGGCAGCCGCTCGAGCGGCGATCATCGACCAGACCGTACCCGACATCACCGGCAATGCCGTCCATTACCATACGATCGCTATGGGCTATCCTTCGACATGGCCATCGTCGATCAAGTCGAATGGCTTCATCGACATCGGGGATCATCGCGTATATCCCCAGCACCCCGTGCCGCCCGGCGAAATCCCGGCCAAGCTCGCATCGCTGCAATATGTCGATGGCGAGGTCGGGACGATCCTGTCGACCTATGACGTGCGAGGCATCAAGCCGATCCGTCCTGCGACCATGAGCGGCACGGTGCGGCTGCAGCGCGAACTGAACCGCGTCGCTGATCAGAAAGCCAATGTGACCGATACGGTGAAGCGCAGCCGCGCCTTTGCCTTCGGCTCGACGATCGACCCGTTTGAGGTGGGGCGTCCTTCCAATACCGATCCGATCATCAACCGGCCGGTGCCGGCGATGAAGGAAAGCATGCAGCGCGAACTGCGGGCGACGGGCACGGTCAACACGACCGAGCGGACCTTTGCGCAACTGGTCGCGGCGAACGACGTCGGGATGGACGCGCCTGGCGTGACGCTGGTCAGCCGCACAACCAAGCCGCCAGTGCTGCAGACCGCGCCGTGGGGTGTGCGTGAAGAGGTCGCGGCCAATGTTGCGGCAGCCGACGCTGCGGCGGGGCGAGGCCAGATCGTCATGGCGGGCAACCCGAATGCGTCCGGCGCCGTGGTGGCGTGGCTCTATCCCCAGATCGAAGAAGGCACAGGCGAGGCCAACCAAGAGGGCAAGGGCGGTCGCGGAACGCCAGCCGGCCAGATCGCGGCGGGGAACATCGACCTTGCCAACCGCAAGGTGCTGCGCCTTCCGGACGGCTCATTCCGAACAGAGAACTCCATCAGCATCGGCACCGATCAGGGCGAGGTGCTTATCCCCACGGTGGTCAACGGAAAGCAACTTTCCGAGGACGCCGCTATTCGCCATTACGAGCAGACCGGGGAAAACCTCGGCATCTTCTCCGACCCGGCTAGCGCGTCAGCATTCGCCGAGGTTCTGCATCAGACCCAGGAGCGCCGTTATACGCGCCCTACTCCCGGCCAGTCGACCATCGAGCGCTCGCCTCCGGTGGTGCAGCGCCAACCCAACGGCACGGTGAAGGTCATCCCTCAGTCGCAGATCGAGCGGCCGAATGTGGTGCAGCAGTCGATCGAGCGCGCCAACAAGGTGAACGATCCGGCATTGGCCGCGTCTCTGGCCGCTTCGATCGCTGCTCGTCCTGTAGGCAAGCCGCCTGCCACGCGCGTTGTCCAGTCGGTTCCCGTTCGTCCGCCGACGAGCGCCGATGCCAATACGCGGTCAGCGCGCGACGAGCAGGCGGCGGCGCGCGGGGCTGGCACACCAGCGCGGCCAGCGGCAACAAAGCCGCCAGCGGTCACGGTGGCCCAGCCAGCGGGGTCGCTCGCGCCCAAGGAAGCGACGCGCCTGCCTGCGGGTGACGTGCTGGATTACACGCCGCCCAAGACGACGCTTCCGGTTCTTCCCCCGCCCAGGTCAAACCCGATCGGCACGGTTCCGAAGTTCGCCGAGCTTGCCGCGTTCAATCAGCCTGCCGCCAAGCTGTCGCCGAGCAAGCCGGGGACGCCTGCCTCGGTCGAGGATCGGGAGCGGGCGCGCAAGAACCCGCTGTTCGGCACACCCCAGGCGCCGGTCGACGTCGCGCCGACACTGGCCGAGCCAGAACTGGCGATCGTGTCCATGCCCAAGCCTCGCCCGACGACGCGGCCTCAGTCTCAGGCGCCGACGCCCGCGACGCGCCGGCCGACGACTGTGGCGCCGGCCGCTGTGCCTGGTCGCGCTCCGCTGCGGGTTGTGGTCAACGGCGGGCTGCAGCCGCCGACACGTGCACCTGCGCCTGTCGCCAAGCCGGCATCGCTCTACAAGACAAACCCGGTCGAGTTCGGCCGACAGGCGGTCGACCTATCCAACGACACCAGCGTCGGCTCACAGGCTGATGCGGCAGCGGCTCGAGCTTCGGGCGAAGCGTGGCGCCAGTCGCAGGCGAACTCGCTGCACGAAAGGCTGGTGCGATAGCCAAAACGAGGCGGGTGGAGTAGAACCGAAAGGCGCAGCGGAGGCGGAAGCAAAATGAGCAAGCGGTTCGAGGAAGCCCTTAAGCACATCCTGGCCCATGAGGGAGGCAAGGTCGACCATCCCAAAGACCCAGGTGGGCGAACCAATATGGGGATTACCCAGCGGGTCTATAACGGCTGGCGCTCCAAGTCGAACCTCCCGCCCCGCGATGTTTTCCTGATCGACAAGGCCGAGGTCGAGGCAATTTATCGCTTCCAGTACTGGGAGCCCATCCTTGGCGATCAGCTTCCCGAAGGCGTCGACTTCGTCACCATGGATGGCGCGGTGAACTCCGGCGTCGGCCAGTCGGTCAAGTGGCTGCAGCGCGCGCTCGGCTCGCTCTACACCAGCGGCATCGACGGCGACATGGGCGCCGGCACTCTGGGCGCAGTCATGGCAACGCATGACCATGACGCCCTGATCGAGCGCATGATCGCCCGGCGCGAGGCTTTCCTGCGCGCGCTCAAAACCTTCCCCACTTTCGGACGCGGGTGGATGCGTCGTATCGAGGCGGTGAAACAGGTCGGCCAAGCGTGGGCAACCGGGTCGGTCGGTCCCGCACCGTCGCCGGCTATTGCGGACTTCGGCGGCAACGCCAAGGCCGCCGTCGAGGATGCCAAGCAGGCGCCAGGCAAGGGCACAGCAGATGCGGCAACGGGCGGCGGTATCGGTGCGGGCGGTATTGGCGTTGCGGTCAACCAACTGCAGGAACAGCTTACCCCGTACAGCGTGGCCGGCGACTGGATCGGGAACCTTGTCATCGGGCTCATGATCATGGGCTTTGTCCTGACCGTCGGCGGCTTTGCCTATCGCTGGTACGCCAACAAGCGCAAGGGTGAACTCGCCGACGCGCTCGATCTGCAGCCGGTGTCGAAATGAGCGATTGGCTGTGGTCGTTCTTCTGGGGGCTGCTGCCGACATGGGCATGGCTTGCCATCGGGGTTGGACTGGCGTTCGCAGCCTATCGCCTGCTCGGGTGGAAGGGCGCTCTTGCTGTCTTGGCCACCACCTTCGGCGCCGTCGCCTATAGTCGGGGCGCCAAGCGCGGCATTGAGGTCGAGGCAGCCAAGCAAGAGAAGGCCGACCAGCGTGCGCGCGAGGTCATCCACGACAACCGTGAAGAGATGGGAAACCTGCCGGACGATGAACTCGATCGACGGCTCAATAGGTGGGACAAGCCATGATCTACCGCATCGCGCACCTGGCCATCAGCTTGGCCGTCATCATCACCCTTGCCGGCTGCTCGACGACCGGCTCGCTCTGCTCGATGGGGTTCTTTGACCCCGACCCGAATTGGCAGGAGCGCCTGACGCGCGACGAAAAGGAATACGTCACGACGCTCAATGAGAGCGGCGAGGAAATCTGCGGCTGGCAACCCGCCCGCCGCTAACCCCCCGAAGGGAAAAACATGACGACCACAACCGACGCCGTGCAGTCCATTGCCAATTTCATGGCCGAGGCCGAGAAGCGGGCGCACCTCAACGTCAAGGGCTCGCGCGAACTGCGCGACGAGTTCAAGGCCATCAGCGAGGACGGCATCGTCCCGGTCCTCAAGGTCTCCAAGTTCCATGCTGAACTGGTGGCGCTGACCACTGGATACGCGGCGGCGCTTCTCGACCTGCATGACCGCATGACCGACGGGGCCAAGCTCTACAACGTCGACATTCCGCCAGCCCAGGAAACGCAGGGCGACGACATCGGTATCCTGTCAGGCGGCGGCCGGTAACGGATCACATTGGAGGGCGGGACGATGACGGTAATCGACACGATTTATCTGCTGATCGCCGGGGCGGTGGTTCTGCTCTCCATCACCAATCGTCGGGGCATCCTCTGGGTCGCGGCTTTCGCCGTGGCCTACTTCGCATCAGGCATCTATTGGCGCCTGGGCGGGGGCGTTCCTGAACTCGTGGCCGGCCTATACGACGCGGCCATCGTTGTCCTCGTTCTCGTCCTAGCGCGGCAACTCTGGGAACTGTGGGTTGGCGCCGCCGCCTTCCTGTGCTTGGCCGTCAATTTCATCTACCTGATCAACAACCTGTCAGGCATAAGCATTATCAATCATGAGGTATATTCGATCGCACTCGAACTGCTGAACCTGATCGCCTTGCTGACCATTGGCGGGGTCTCTGCTTTCGTGCAGAAGGGTTCGACCGATGGCATCGCTTTTCATCCTCGGGTGTCTTTTCTGGCTGTTGCTCGTTCTTCTGACCGGACGAATCGTTGAGGCATTGAAAGCGCATGGACGTCGTAACCGGGCCGATCGGTAGCGGCGTTCAAAGCATAGTTGATCTGAACCCGTATGCCGGGGTGTTAGTTGGCATTCTGATTGTTGCCGTTGTGATGTTGTGGCGTGATGCCCAAGAGGCACGTAAGGGGCGAATGGCGGCCGAGGCGGCGCTGCTCGCTGACAAGAACGTGCAATTGGAAGAGGCGAAGGAAGATCGGAAATTTTATGAACGCCTCGTCGACCGGGTTGAGAAGAGGCGCACCTGATGATTGGAAAATTGTTCAGCATGTTCCGCCGCTCCCCGCCGATCGACATAGAGGCCAAGACGCTCGCGATGGATGCCCGCATCCTCGAGCAGCGCCAACTGGCCAGGCTCGCCAAAAGCGAGGCGATCGACCGGCTGTTTCAAGGGGTGGTCGACGGCTTTCGGGGGGCTTCGCCTGATGAGCATTCTTAGCAACACGGCGTTCTGGATCGCCGCATCGGCCATCGCCCTGTACTGGCTAGCGGTGTGGGCGCTTGGCGCCGACCTCGCCCGCGACGCTGTCGATTGGGCTTCGATCTTCATGGGCGTGATCCTGGCCGGCCACCTCCTGCCAGAAGCGACCAACCGGTTCCTGCGCGGGGCGTCCCGGTCGGGCTGGCAACTGCTGCTTGGCAATGTGCTGTGGCTGATGGGCTGGGTCTGCTTCTGCGCGTGGACCTATTCAACCCGTGCGCTCGATCGCCCGGAATGGATGGTGCGCAGTCCGCTCAATGGCTTTTTCAAGTTCTGGATTTTGGGCGGCATCGTTCTGAGCTACTTCGCCACCACCATCGAACTGAACACGTTCCGCAACCCTGGCCGGGTTTATTATGTCGCCGTCGGGCTCATTGCCGGCATATTGATCGGCGTCGCGATTGCCAGGTTCTTCGCCATCGCGAGCAGCTAAGTCCATCATCACGGCAAGCAGTTCGGCAAGTCTCATCGCGTCGATCATATTGAAATGGCCTCGGTTGATACCGGGGCCATTGTGCATTCGGTAGGTTGAGGTATCGTTAAGCCGGATAGCCGTCATGGTGGACGCCGTCGAGCGCGCGTCCGGCAGCCTTCTTGTTGGCGACGTGCTGCATATCCTGGGTCCAGTTGCCCCACTGCTTGAACAGGAATGGCACCCCGGCCGCCGCGCACTGGTCGCGCAACTGGCGAAACCAAGCAGGATCGGCAACCCGCGCATGCGGGCCACTCTCACCCCCGGCGATCACCCAATCGACTTTGCCGGGCATCCTGCCGAACAAGTCAACAACCGGACCATAGATGCCGGTGAAGGCGTTCATCGGCACGAGCGGGTCGCTGTCGTGTTTATGGAACTTGAACGACAGATTGTTCAGGTCGATCGGCCCGACCATAGGCTCGCATGACAGGAAGCGCACCGCCGATTTGTGCTTGAGCAGATGCGGAATGTTCTGGTCTGCGCGCAACTGATCCTCGACCGTAGTGCCCAGCCAGACCGAGCCTTTCACTTCGTCCCAATAGGCCGGCAGCATCTTCTCGATATTCTGGGGCCGCTTGGTCAGCAGCAGCCAGTCGAGGTCGGGGCAGTCGCGGATCAGCGCCCACAGATCATCGCGCCATGCGGTATCGACCTGATTGTCGAACACGTCGGCCATCGAAGCACAGAACACGCGGCGCTTGCGGCCATAGGCGCCCATGAACACATCGGCGGCCTTCTGCCAGCGGCGCGGGTCGTTCCAGTTTTTATCGCTGGTGCGGCGCCTGGGCACGTTGCCCCAATGATCGCCGCCAGTGCGCTTGTCGAGGTCGGCGGCGTAGCAGTGATCGCAGGCCGGACTGATTTTGGTGCAGCCCCACCATGGGTTCCAGGTGCTGTCGCACCATTCGATGCCGGTTTTCTCAGCCATTTCCGTTCTCCAATTTTACAGCCAACCCGTCATCGGGCCTGAACACCATCAGCGTAACCGTCACCCTCGGCGCGTCCTGTCTGCGCGCCCGCTGCAGTTTGGCCAGGAACCCGGCCACGGTCATTCTTCCCGCTCGACGTCTGGCGGCATGTCCTCGCCATAGGCAGCCTGTGCCGCCATGGCCATGCGCCGGCCGCGCTCGAGGTCACGTTTGAGCCGGTGACGTTCCTCGATCTTCTTCGCGTGGGCCGATGCGCGTTCGGCCTGTTCGGTCTCGAACTGCTTCTGCAGCCCTTCCATGTCAGCGACGACAGCGGCGATGCCGGTATCAAACCCGCCGATGCGGACGGTGATTTCGTTCACGAACACAGCGGAATGGTCGATGTGCATGGACGGCAGCGAGGTCTCGTCGCCCTCCTTATGCTCGATGGTCTTGGGTTCGGTGGTCTTGGTCATTTCGCGTTGTCCTTGTCGTAGTGCTGTTGAAGAAGTCGACCGGCGATCACGCAAATGCAGGACCACGCAGCAAACGCCAGCGTAAAAAATAGGGTCGTAGTGGCGGTCATGGCGTGGTCTTGCTCCTGTAAATCGAATGATGATGATCGCAATACGCGACGCCGGGCTTGCGCTCGGCATTGCAAAAAAGATGCGGCGGCTTGTCGGTGACTGGCCAGGCACAGCCATTGGGCGCGCGATGTTCGAGACTGACCGGCGTCGTGCCTGGCAGAGGCAGCCAGACCGACGACGACAGCAGCTTGCTATCGGGCACCAGGGCGCCGTCGTCCTGCCGCTCGCGGGCCTCGCGGATTTTGTCGCGGGCCTTGTTGTTGATCATGCCGGCGTTGCCGTGGCGCTTGGTGCGGGGAACGGCGCCAGTGCTTGCGAAGTCGATCATGATACCTGCGTCTCGGTCCCGACGAACGTGATGTTGAACTGTCGTGGCGATACGATGTGGTCGTCGCCGGACGCCCAGCTAAAGCCGTCCACGCGATACATGAACAGCAGCCCATGCCCCTCGAATACGGGAACAATATCGCCGACATTCTTCGCGCCATAGAGGCCGGGGCATATGTAGCCATGATCGCCAACGTGGTGCTTGATACCGTCGGCGATGGGCTTCTTGTCGAACACGTAGTAGGCCGGCCAGAACTGGCGGCGGTGGTACGGTATGCCCCATCGGATAGCTTCTTCCTCACGCAGAACCTCCTGCGGCTTGCCGAACAGGGTCCATGTCATGCGCTGTATCATTGTCGGCGTGGTGGTCATTTTTGCCTCTGCTGGAATTTGCGCGACGGGATGGGTCGGCCTGAGTTTCGGATGGGTGCCCTTTGGTCGCGGGGCTTGCGCGCCTTGACCTTGGCGGCCTTCGGTTTGTCCTGTGGAACCTTGATCACCTCGTCGGTCACGAGGATGATCCATGTATTGACGACGGCGCGCAGAACCATGCGATAGATTTCGGCGTCAGTCAGACCGTGGGTGTGCAAGTCGTATGCGCCGTGGCACCGCCAGCAGGCAAAGAACCCGGCGATGTCGTGCGCCTTGATGCCCATGCCCTTGGCAAAGTCGGCGCCGTTGAGGTGGGCGAACACGGTGGTTTCGTTGTCGCCGCAACAGCAGGCGAGCCCCAACTGGCAGGGCTGGCCCTTGGCGTGATCGAGGATGGCCCGGCTGCGGATCATGGCCGGCCACCTTTCGGCGGGCGCGCATCCATCCACTTGGACCAGGGATCGTACCCAAAGAGCGGCGCGACGATGGACCTGGCCGTCTCGAACAGTTCCGAGAACTCGGCGTCGTCCATCTTGTCGAAGGATACCGAATCGACCTCGATGCGGAACGTGCCATCGACGCGCCAGAGGCGATCAACATAACCCATGGCTTCCATGAGCATGTTGTGGACCTTGCGGGCCGACGGCCACTTGGCGCGATGCTCGTCGGAGAAGTTCTCGACGAGCAGGCCGAGGCCCGCCCAATACCAGTTGCGCTTGCCGGTGGCGGTCGCCGGCCGGGTGTAGCTCAAGGCATATTCGACGTCGCGGGGCAAGGCGTCGATCTGCTCGGCGCCCCATGCGTCGACCGGGACGAATCGGCCCTGCTCGATGCGGCAGATGATCGGGGGGCGCTTTGTCATTTTCCCACCTCGACCAGAGCTTCATCGCGGGCGACGTTCAGGTCAGTCAGGTCGCGACCGGCTGCGGTCCACTCCTTTGCCAGATGGCGATAGACGATGCTGACGTCGCCGGGTACGACGCGCTCATAATGGAGACCGAGAACGTCGCGCCAAGATTGCTTGGCCGATGGGGGAGGCGGCAGCGCGGCGAACCCGGAAAACATTTCGCTCATGGTGGCGACGCCGTAGCGCTCGATCGCGCGGGTTGCCTCGATGTGCTTGGCTATGGCGGCGATGTTGTCCGCTATGCGGTCATATGTGTCGCATGGCAGACAGTGATCGCGCCCGTCGATGCGGAAGTAGAGCGCAACACCTGGGTCTGCTGGCTCGGCTTGGCCGGACCTCGGCAGCCCGTCGAGGCGTAGCGCGAGGTTGGTGGACAGCACATAGGTCGTGGCGCCCATCAGGTCGAGTTCGCGCTGCAGGCGCCCGACGGAATCGGGCACCGACAGTTCGCTCGTCACCGTGTATGCCTTGCCGGCTGGGACGTGCTTCTTGTTGAACGCCGCGCGCTTGCGGTCGCCTGCCTTGGTGCGGGGCCGTGCCTTCGGCCATTGCAGCGGGAACGCCTCGGTCATTTCGGTGCCTTGTCGATGTTGCCCATCTGGACGGTGAATGTGTAGGCGGCGACCCATGGATTGGCCGCCCATGCGCCGGGGCCGTTGATCGTCTCCCATAAGTTGCGATATGCGGCGACCGCCGATGTCGGCGGGTCGTACCAGCCGGAACCGCCCAGCCCGTACAGCATGCCGCGTTGGATTATGCCCTCGGCCAGCGCGTCGACCTCGCTGATGCCTTGCAGCCGCTCGACCCGAACATCGGTGACGGTGAGCGTAATCCGTGAGGCCCAGCGAGGCATGTGCATGCCTTGGCGGAATTTGCCCGCGACGACGGTCTCGCCTGCCTTACGATCCGCCTCGCAGAAGAGGCCCACAGGCGGGGTTAGGTCGCGAGGCGCTATCGCGTCGTAACCCTCCCACGTCCGCCAATGCTCGCGGACATAGAGCCGGTCGCCGACGGCGATGCGCAGATAATCCACTGCGTGGCCGCCGACGTCCTTCTCGGCAACATTGACCACTCCACCGGCCCGGTTATGGACATGATAGAGGCCATTGCCCTGCAATTCGGGCTGCGGGTTCATGGTGCGCCGCGTCTGCGTCTTGGTGCCGGCGAGCAATGCGCGGACCATAGGCCCGCTGAACAGGATAGGCTTGTCGGTCATTTCGGATCACCCGGAAAGTCGAGGCCCGGTTCGTCCTCGTCCTTGGCCTCGCCGCCTTCGGGCACGGGCTCGTCAGTGACATCGCCATTGAACACAGCAAGGCGGGCATTGCGCGCGTCATAGAGCGAATCGAGATGGTCGCCGTGGTCGGCCAGCAGTTCATCGACGCGGGCGGCTTCCCACTGCTGGATCAGTGTCGCCTCGTCGGGTGCGTCGGCGACGAGCTTATAGATGGTCTCGGCGAACGCCTGCGGGTCGAACTCTTCGACGTCGGTTGTGTCCTCTTCTGGCGGCGGTGCGGGCGGGCTGCTGCGGGTTGGCCGGGCGTCCTCGATCTGCTCATAGATCGGGCCGTCGTCCTGCGCTTCCTGCGCGTCGACGATGCCACCCAGGACGTCGGCGAACAGATCGTTGAGGCAGCGGTTCGTCGCGCGACGCTCCATCATCACGTCGGCATAACCCGACGTCCATGGGCCAGTCTTGACGTTGAGCTTGGCGAGTTTGGCCTGTTCCATAGTGAACTCGACTCGCTTGGTCTCGCCCGTGTCGTTCCGCTTCGCCTCGCACCAGCCCATCTTTTGATCCGAGCCGGTGCGGATATACTCGCACTTGCCAGACTGACGCACGACTGCCTTGAGGCCATCGCCCCAAAGCGACGGGCGCCCATTGACGACGGCATAGGAGCGCAGCGCCATCAGCGGCGTCAGGCCAAGTTCGGCGCCTGCCATGATGGCAATCGCGCAAGCTGCCGTGGCGGCTTCCTCGTCCTTGCCCTCAACAAGCGACTTGGGGGCCATCTTGCCGATGACCGCCATCTTGGACATGCGCCATACCGCGTCCAAATCCTGGGGGATGATGGCGAGAACAGCGCCACCTCCCTTGAGTGGCGCCTTTGGCGTAACCTGCAGTGATGTCGTGTCGCTCATTTCGTTTTTCCTTCTGCCTCTCGGGCTCGGTATTCCTGCAACTCTCGGATGATGCTGGCATGCTCTGCGTCCATCGTGGCTCGTGCGTTTCGTCCGCTGAACGCGGGATTGCGGGCGAGCCACGTGTAGCTGTCGAGCAGAACTGCCAGTCTTTCATCCGAGACCTTCATTGGTCAGTCGCCACTGTCGACGGTCATATCGAGACCGCATATTTCACAATGACCGGGATGCCAGCCGCGATCAGGGTTGGCGTCGGCGCGGGCAATCTTCTTGTGCTTGCACAGGGCGAATCGTCCGGTGACGACACTGGACTCGTCTGCGCGCCAAGCGACGGCGGCGATCACGTATCCCTCGCCGGTCAGCCCGCCGCCCTGGCCGCACGTCAGCATGTAGAGCGCGCGTTTCCACGAACGATCACGGCTCGGCGCGATCTTGGCATATGCGCCTTCGTGCAACTTGCCGTAGAACGACGTTGCCATGCCGGCCACCTGCCACATTGGCAGCGGCTCAAAGTTCGGCAGCGGCACGACGCCATCGAATAGGGGCTTGAAGTCGTCGAGGGTGAACGTGCGGTTCTTGACGAACGGCAGCACCGGATATGTCTCGAACTCGGGCGGGGGTGTAGGGATGCCGCTCATTGCAGTTCGTCCTTTGTGGTGACACCTGGCAGCGTGACCTTGGCGCGCGTCGCTTTCTTGGCCCGGTCCATCAGGTAGTTGCGGAAATCCTCGTCGTTCACGTCGAGGAAATGTTTGGTCAGGGCCGGATAATCGATCGCGTCGACTACCTTCACCTTCTTGAGCCCAGATGCGCGGCCGAATGCGCTGCCAGCGGTGGCCCGTGGCGGCTCGACAACTGTCGCTGGGGCCTGCACCTCGGGCACAAGCTCAACGTCTGCTGCGCCTGCCTGCTGGGCCTCGGCAAAGCGCGCCTCGTTCTCAAGCCGGATGCGCTCGTTCTCGGCGTCTATCTCGGCCTGCTTGCGCAGACGCTCCTGCCGGGCTTCCTCGTCTAGCCGCGCCTGCTCTTTGCGCAGAAACGCCTTGCGCCTCGCCTCGCCGGCAATGCCAGCCTGCTCGCCTGGCTGCTTCACTGCCGCCCATGTCGCGTCGATCTCACGACCGGCCTGCAGGTGCGGTTCCTTGAGTTTGACCCGCTCGGCTTCCGCCAGTCGCAACAGCGTCCGCATCTTGTCGAGCCGGCCCGAAAGGGCGTTGGCCTCTTCCTGCGTCGATGGCTCGGCGGTCTTGTTGATGACGTCGGCGAGGCTTGCGATCTGATCGGCCAGCGTTTCCTCAACCGGCGCCGCGTTGTCGCCGCTGCCGGTGTCGATCCCCATCTTTTCCTCGTCGGACATCTTGCGGGCAGGCTTGCCATCAGGCCAGAACCCAGTCTCGACGGCGGCGTCATAGACTTCCTTGGTCACGGCAATGCAATGCTGCCAGGTGCCGTCGCGGAAGTCGTTGCCCTCGGGCATGTTGCCGGCGAACTGCTTGCGTCCGACCTTGATCTGCTCGTCGTCGCCGTCATGCCAGATCGCAACAGGATAGTCCGTCTTGGTACGAGCAGCATTCGCTCGCCAGAACCCGTCGGTATAGCCATCGGCGGTGTCGCGCGATTGCGAGCCCGGCGAGGCAAGTTCAGCCCTCCAATATTTGTAGAGCAGGCGTTGATCAGTCATGAGAAAATCCCCTTCGATGTGAAGGGCTGGAATCGTGCAAGCATCCGGTCTATGTGTGGATGGCCAGCGGCTCCAAGCCCGCTCGGTTTAGAAGCCCGGTTGAGTTGGTCGCTCGCCGGGCTTCGCTCATTCAAGCGCAACGCTCTGCGCCGCGCAAGGACTATATCGGCGGCGCAAATATTGGTCGCGCCGCATACTTCGCTTCATCATAGGCATCGCCTGCCTCTTCCTCGGTCTCGTAAACGCCGAGGTCTATGGCTTTCCCTGCGACGGTTATCTGCGCGCGCCAGCCGCCCTTCGCCTTGGTGACGCCGGTATAAACCTTTGAACCGCTGCGCTTGCCAGTATTGTTGGCATTCTCTGCGGTCGTGACCGCCTTCAAGTTGGCCCATCTGTTGTTCGACCTAACGCGGTCTTTGTGGTCAACTTGGATCGGCGCGGGACGCCCCGTCATGTAGAGCCATGCAAGGCGATGGGCCATGTAGTGGCGCCCGTCGATGCACAACTGCCAGTAGCCGTCCGGCCTCAAGGTGCCTGCCACTGCGCCAATTACACGGCGCGGGCCGGACTGCCTATTCAGGAACACGCCGGTCAAGGGGTCGTAGGAAAACCTACGCCTGACGACCTCGGCACTTAGCGAGTGGTCGTGGGCTACAGGCATCAGGCGAATATCCAAACAGGCACCAGCACAACGATAAGCACGACGACGGCAAAGCGCAGCGGGTGGTGCTGCATCTGGTAGAGGATGGGGACGGTCAGCATTTCGGCACCTCGGCGCCAAGCTGGTTCAACTCGCGGATGCACTGAGCAATCGCCTGTTCCTGCTCGCGCCGCACGATGTCGATGATCTGCTTGTTCTTGGTATGCAGCGATTGATAGGCGCCCGCATAAGCGAACTGGATTTCGGCAGCGACGCTTACGCTCTGCGCCTTGTCGAGTTTGAACATGTTGTTGCGCAGGTCGCTTAGGCGCTTGTTGGTCGCCACGATCTTCGCGGCCTGTTCGTTCGTGATCGGACTAGCCATTCCAAATCCCCCCGGTCAGGCAATGTAGCCAGACCCCACGGTCGGCGTCGAAATAATAGGCGTCCATGCCGCTTCCGCGCCAGGCCGTCACAGTCGGACGCGGCGCGCTCGACCAGTTGCTTGTGTCAGCGCCGGGCACGTCGGCCATCAGCGGGCTCGGACGCGACCGCGTGATGTGCGGGTTCGGCGCGAACTCGTCGCCCAGGTCGATGCCCATCGGGTCGATCGCATCAGGGTAGAGCGCGAGGCCAGTGGTGGACTGCAGGGCGGCGCCGAGGATGGAGTTCGTCATCTGCGACCCCTGCCCATGATCCCGTTCGGGTCAAAGATGTGTTCCTGCGTCTGCTGGCGCACACGCTTCGGGTCGAGTTCGTTGACGCGGCGGATATAGCCGCGAAGCTCGGCGGCCTCGATGATCAGCGCCTTGTTCTCGCCGCGCAGGTTCTCGACCAGCGTCTTGCGTTCGTTGGCCAGGTCGCGCCACTCGTTGCCGGTCTTGATGGCCTCGGCGCGATCTGCCCGAGCCTCGCTGCGCTCCTCGCGAACGCGCTCAAGCATTTGCTCAAGCTGCTGATACGAGAACTTATCGGTCTGCTGTTCGTCGGTCATGGTCATTCCTTCGGGGTTACGATCGTCAGCACGACGCCGCCAGCGGCGAGCTTGGATGCCTTCGATTTGTTCTTGAACGCCTTCACGGCCAGTTCGCGCCCGATGATTTCGGAGTCGACGTCGATGGTCGCCGGCAGAGTGACCCAATCCTTGCGGACCTTGTCCCAGATGCAGACGGTGGTGTTGATGCGGGTGCCCATGGTCATGCTCCTGCTTTCCGCATTGCGTCCATCAGCAGCGCCTTGGCGCGACCGAGGTCGTTGGATGGATCGACGACCTCGCGTTGCAGCGCTTCCAGTTTGCCGATGATGGTGTCGAGCTTCTTGATCTGGGCGGTGGTCATGGTCACGCCGCCATGATGACTTGACGCAGGCGCAGGATTTCCGCGTCGGTCGCTGTCTCTGCGTAAAGCTGCAGCGCCCGACCTTGCTTTTCAAACCCACTCACGTTGAGCAGGCTGGCCTCGTCGCGGATAACCTTACGAACTTCTGATGCTCTCATTTGGTCGCTCTCCTGAACTTTCCGTCGATACATAAGCATGCCGCAAATAAGTGCGTCAATGATAAAAATGCGGTTGCCATGCGGAAAATGTGCGGCTATGGTTTTGGCATCACGAAAGGAGTGAGGCATGACCAAAGAAATTCGCATCCGCCTTGACGACAAGGTGCATCGCGACCTCAAGAAGCGCGCTGCGGCCGCCCGCCGAACGTTGCAGTCACAGGCTGCAATCGAGATCGAGCAGGGTGGCGCGCAGGTGCCGAGCGAGGTGCCGAAGTGACGCGCCGGTATCGCGCAGTGCTGTCGCTCGAAACGCATGGCGAGCGCTATACGGTTCAGGTCTGGCGCTGGTGGCTTTGGCCTCATTGGGCTTTCGTCACCACCGCATACACGCTGTCGAACGCCCGCGAGTATGCCCAAAACCATGCCAACAAGCGCAAGACACCCAAGCGCATCATCCCTCTGACCGTGGGGAATGAGCCATGAACCTGATGCTGACAGCCTTCATCGCCATCGTCCTGATCGTGGCTGGTGCCTATTTCTGGTCGCGCAGGGTGATCGATGCGGACGACGAGCCCGTTGAAAACGACGTCGAGCCGCCGCATCGCGACGATCGGTGGGGCGGTGACTGGTGAGTTGCGGAACCTGCCGCCGCTGCTTTCAATACAACGGAGAAAATCCAATCATGACCAAGACCAATGAGACCGCCGACACTCGCACCATGGCCACCGATGCCGTCGCTACTATTGGCATGCTGATACCTGAACACGCTGGTCGCGATGCCATCCATCTGGCCGTCGAGCCGGTTGTGGCCGGCGAGCGTCTTGCCCCTGGCCAGCATATCGGCTTCCTGGCTGACGGCACTGTCGGAACCAAGGCGACCGAACTGCTGGGCATCGTCGACCCGTTCCTCGCTGCTGCGCTGTTCCCAGGCGACCGCTTCTGGCTGGTGGTCTATCCGCGCACCATCACGTCGCTGCGCCATGTGTGGGCGCATCCGGCTTTCGCCCCGGTCGAGATTGGGTTGGTGGCCCAGCAGCAGACGCCATCGACCTTCGATCCCAAAGAAGAGTCGCGCGTTTGGCTGGAAGATTTTGCCAAGCGCTTGTTCTCGTATGCGCCCGATGATGAGTACGGGCCGCCGCTTGAGCAGCTTATTTCGGGGCTGGAATACGGCGGCTCGTTCGGCACCGACATCGAATATGACATGAAGCCGACCGACGAACTCTACATGCACTACGAGCGGTATACCGGGAAACCGGCCCCGGCACGGCCTAAATATTTCCGGTGCGCCTGCTGATGAACAAGTCTTGGCGCCGTATCGGTAGGCTCAACGGCAGCGACGCCGGCCGCATGGCAAAACCTGTCTGGGTCTGCGCCGAGTGTCGCTGCTGGCATACCGATCGTGATGCCAGGGGCAAGCTGCTCAAGCCGCTGCACTGCTCATTCTGTGGACGTGTCGACTTCGATTATTTTCACAGTTCGGGCGAGGCTCAGACCTGGGCTAAACTCCATCTCCGGCAGAAGGCCGGGGAAATCCGCAACCTGCGGCGCCAGGTCAAGAAAGACCTGTTGACCGTCGGGCGCAACGGCCTCGCCTGCATCTGGGGCCATGCCGATATAGACTTCGCATTTGAGGAATTGCAGGGCGACCAATGGGTGCCAGTCTTGCTCGATCACAAGCCGAGCGCGGGCATGAGCCCGGACTCTGCGCTAAAGTTTCGATGCCTAGAAGCAATGGGCTTTCCTGTCAGGATTGCCACTGAGAAAAACGGAGAGGTTTAATGGCTATGGCCGAAGAATTTATCAACGACAACAGCGACGACCGACTGCCTCCTGATGCCGAGGCCCAGATCGAGGCCACGCTGTTCAAGCAGGGCCAGGAATACGCTGCCCGCAACCTTCGCTCCAAGACCGAAAACAAGGGTCGAGCGGAAAGCCGGGCAGCGATCAAGTCGCTTGGCATGAACCCAAATGCGTACGCGACCGCCATCAAGCTCATCAAGGACTTGACCCAGGCCGAACTCAAGGAGTGGCGTCGCGATTTCGACCTGACGATCAAGGTCATGGGATCACGCCAGCGCGAACTTTTTCCGTCAGAACAGCTTGCCGCCGAGGCTCGTATTCAGCGGGCCAAGGACAAGGCCGCCAAGAAGGGCCGCACTCAATCCGAGATGGATGCCGATTCGGACGTCAACCCTCGTTCCGACCCGAACGCTGGCGGCGCCCAGATCGACCTCGAGGCGGCGATTGCGGAAGCCACGGCCCGCGAACTCGCCGAGGGCGAGGCGCTGCTGGCCGGCAAGTCTGATGCCTGGAGGGCTGGGTATAATTCGCATTCGGCTGGCGGCGAGCGCGGGTCGAACCCGTATCTCGAGGGCTCGGCGGAAACGCGCGATTGGTTGGCCGGCTACGAGGTTGCGACCCAGCGGGCGTTCGATGCTGCCCAGCCCAAGGCCGAGCCTGTCCCTGATCCTGTGATCGAACCCGGCGCCACGTTTAACGACGGTTGGGGGAAGCCCGCCAAGGTCGCGCCTGCAGCCAAGCCCAAGAAGCCGAGCCAGTCCGAGAAGGCCAAGGCGAAGCGCGACGCGGCGCAGGTTCCGTAACGGCGATGCTGATCCGGTGCGCTCATTGCGGGGAGGAAGCCGACAAGCATGCGGGGGCGGTGAACCGCTCCATCGCTGCTGGGCGTCCGCTCTACTGCTCGCGTGAGTGCGCCGGATTGGCCAAGCGGAAGCTTAAGACGGTCGAGCAGCGGAAGGCCGAGAAGTCGGCATATGACGCCAAGCGTCGCGTCGAATTGGCCGACAAGATCAAGGCCGAAAAGCGGGCATACCACCTGCGGACATACGATCCGGCCAAAGAGGCTGTGAAGCGCAGGGCTCGCATGCCTCGACACGTTGAGTATTGCCGCCGTCCAGAATATCAGGCGTGGAAGCGGGAATATGACAAGCAATACCGGGCCGAGAAGGAATATGGCGAGTTTGCCGAGTGCTTCCTGCTCGCGATGGAAATACGGGACGAGTGCCTATCCCGCATGTCGGATTATGAAATCCGGTTGGAAAAAGGCACGATGAATAAAGCACTTAAACGGAGGCGAGACTATGAACGACTTGACCGCGAAGACCCTGAAAACTGCGCTCTGGGAAACCTTGAACGCGGTGAAAGACGGTAAGATGGAACCTGGGCAGGGCGACGCTATCGCCTCCCAGGCCCGCGAAATCCTGCGCACCACCAACATTCAGTTGCGCATCTCTCAGCAGGCCAAGCGGCCTGTGCATGCCGACATCATCTCGTTCTCGGAAACCTGAGATGGGCGTCGAAACGTTCTTCTGGTGGATGGTTCTGGCGTTTAGCGGCGAGCCCGTCGTCATGCCGGTGCCATTCCAAACTCAGGCGGCCTGCATGTGGGCAGCCGAGTCGGCCGAGCAGAACATCTATGCCTGCATTCCCCAGCCTGCAGCCGACATCGCGGAATACTCTGCGACCTGGGCTATCGGGCGGGATGACGATGTGTGTGAAGTGCCCACACCATAAATCCGCGTCTCTCCCTACGCGGCCAACTGGCGATCCTTTCGGGGGTCGCCTTTTCTTTTGTTGCGCGGGAGAATTACATATGTATAGTCACCTTCACTTATCTAGAAAAGGAAGCGCCATGGCAAAGCATGACATCGGCCAGGTGAAGCGTGACGAGGCAGCGGCGACAAAGTCTGCGATCGACGCTTGGTTCAAGGCCAACCCTTATGGACGGCAACAGGAGTGTGCGACCGATCTGGGTCTGTCGGTGATGACCGTTTCTCGCCACTGTAAGGTGCTGCGCCAGGAACATCGTCAGCAGCAGGTTTCGCAAGCTGCATCGGCCTGACCGATGGCATCGACGGACGGACCATGGGTCCGCTTCTTTCCATCGGACTGGCTGGGCGGAACGCGCGGCATGTCGGCGGCTGAGACTGGCGTTTACATCACGCTCGTCTGCCTGATGTACGAACGTATGGAGCCAGTCGAAAGAGATGACAACCGGCAGGCCAGACTGTGCGGTGTGCCCTTGGCGACATATCGGAAGATACTCGACACGCTGCTTGGCGAGGGGAAAGTGACCACCGAAAACGGAGGTCTCTGGAATAACCGAGTGGCGGTGGAACTGCAAAATCGCGTTGAAATTTCCGATGCAGCCAGAAAAAAGGCAAATGCCCGTTGGGAAAAAAGCGAACAAAAACAAGAGCCGCAAAATGCTGCGGCAATGCAAGGGCAAAGCACCAGCAATGCAAACCACAACCACAACCACAACCACATAGATACCTCAGTTCCTTCGGTATCTGGGAAGCCTTCGGCTCAAAAGCCCACGGCAAAAAGCGAGTTGATGATGGTCCTCGACGCAGAACATGCGCAGGACGTGATCGACCACCGGAACAAGATCAAGAAGCCCATGACGCCCAAGGCGGCGAAAATGCTGGCGACAAAACTCGGATCATTTGATGAGCCGAACAAGGCGGCCGACTTCATGATCGAGAAGGGCTGGCAAAGCATCGAGCGGGAGTGGGTCGTCAACGCCATGGCCCAGCAGCGGCAAGCCCAGGCCAAACCACACGGAGCCGATGCGTTCGGCGATTTAGCGGAGTTCTATCGTGCTCAAGCCATCCGAGAAGGCGAAGATAGCGGATCAACTGACCGCGCTGTTCAAGACGTTCCAAAGCTCGCGCACCATCGAGCGTGAGGCCATCGTCTTTTACGTCGAGGACACGGCGGAATATTCCGTGCCGGCGATCGAAGAAGCCATTCGGCGGTTCCGTCGCGGCGAGGTCGAGGATCGCAATCCTGATTTTGCACCGTCTGTCGCCGCGTTCGTCACTGAGGTCCGCGAGGCCCAAGAACGCATCGACGTTGCGGCGTTCTGGGACAAGACGGATTTCATCGAGTTCGATAGCGCCGAGTGGCGAGCCCTGTGCCGGCAGCGCGGCCGGTCCATGCCGGTGATAGAGCGTCGCGGCAAGCAGGGCTGGTACGTGCCCAAGGATGAGGTCGCTGCCTTGCCGCCCCAGATCGTCGCCGAGGAACGCAAGTTCCTTGAGAGTTTCGTTCCGGCGCCGTCGCTGCCAATGCTGCCGAAAATGGGGGCGTAATGATCAGGATGATCCGTGTAGAGGTTTGGGCGCGCACCACCATTCCAGAGCAGTTCGTCACTGTGGCGGTCTATGTCGGCAGAGATTGGCGTGAGCGTGTAGCAGAGTTTCCTGGGCAACTGACTTTTGAAGATGCACGGCAGCGCGTCCAGGCCAGATACGATGCGGGCGCGGCAGCATGAGCGGCGTTTGGGACGACATCACCGGCACCTATCGCGAATCGTACCAAGAGGCGTTAGCGCGCAGCCTGGTCGGCCAGAAAGAACCGGGCCTAACCGAGCAGCAGTTGGCCGAGCGCATCGTCGCCGGCCGCGAACGCCTGCGCCAGCACGACGCATACTTTTCGGGCGGGTTTCTTAACATCGACGAGCAGCACATCGTCTCGCTCGAGCTCGCCCGGCAATTCGGCTTTCAACCACACCAGTCGCGGGAACTGCCTGACGGGCAGCCGGGCGACGATGACGGAATCGGAAACGACGCATGACCACGCCGCTCCCTGCCGGACCATTCGCCACATTCCTCGTCGACCCGCCATGGCATTTCGTAACCTATGACGGCGAGATGACCATTCCCCAGCGAGCCAAGGTGCAAGCCTACCAGTCGATGACGTTCGACGATCTGTGCGCCCTGCCGGTGGCAGCCAGCGCCGCCAAGGATGCGACGCTGCATATGTGGGCGGTCGACGCCCATCTCGAGCAAGCGCTGGCGCTGGGCACCGCCTGGGGCTTCACGTTCAAGACTATCGGCCTGATCTGGGTCAAGACCAAGATCGGCGACGGCAAGCAGTTCGGGTTCTTCCCGCCTGACACCGACCGCCCGATGTCGCTGGGCTACTGGACGCGCAAGCAGGGCGAGGTCTGCCTGCTGTTCACGCGCGGCAAGCCCAAGCGGATCGGCAAGGGCGTCCGACAGATCATTGAAGCGCCGCGCCGGCAGCACAGCCGAAAGCCCGATGAGCAATACGAGCGCATCGAGGCGCTGGTCGATGGGCCGTACCTCGAGATGTTTGCCCGGCAGCAGCGCCCAGGCTGGACGTCGTGGGGGCTTGAGACCGCCAAGTTCAAGGCCAAGGTCGGGTGATGCCCTCCGTTCTCAGGCGCAGCGGTACCGACTACGTCAAGGACGGCCAGACCATCACGCCGAGGGCAGCAGTGCACTTCTGCGAGGTCTGCGGCTGGGAAGGCGCCCCGTTCGGCGACACGTCGAGCGATGGCAAACGACTGTATTTCTGCGGGTTTCAGGACAATCGCCCGCTGTGCATAAACAGGGGAAAACTATGATCAGTTTCATGCTCCAACGCCGAGAAGAATTGCGCCAGTGGCCAGGTACGCGGGCCACCGGCTCACCAACAGGCGGCAAAGGCAGCCGCAATAACACCGACCATCTCAACCTAACGAGGCAAATCCCATGGGCGACATCACCGGCAAGATCAACGAAACCCGACGCACTTTCCAAGCCGAAACCGGAGAAACCGGCACCGTCCATTTCGGACGAACACACACAGGCGGCGGCAATGGTCGCGGAAGCATTGTCGCCACGCCTGTCACCGTCACCCTCGCCGACGGGCGCCAAGCCTTTGGACGCTATCACAACGCCGGCAACGTCCGGCTCACCCTCAAAGCCATCTACACCAGGGCCGGAAAGCGACTCGACAAGCATCATTGATCAGCGCTGCCTGATGCTGGCAAAGGCAGGCAATGCGGCCCTGAACATCGCCCGCGTCCTGGGCATTGACGAAAGCGAGGTCCGCCAGATTTGCGCCGATTATCGCATCCCTGTAAGGTAGGATCACAAGAGGCAAGACCATGACCATTACCCACTCGCCCGTCGGCGAATCGCACGTCCGTCTGATGCAGGCCATCGGCACCATCATCATGGTCCACACCACCACGAGTCCCATGACGCCCGACGACATCGCTGGCGTCCTCGGCTTCTGCGCTGGCGCCACCCTGGCCAATGGTGACAGCCCAGCCCGCATGCAGGAACGCCGCGCCATGGTGCTGGCCAACATCGACCATGCCATCGACAAGTTCAAAAACGAGCCAAAGTCGGGCCTGATCCTGCCGTTCAGCAAAGGGTGAGGCCATGACTGACTACGAGGCCATTGCCCGCCAGTTCGGCGTCACCATCGAGAAGTCGCCCGATGGTTTTGTCCGCTTCCATCGCGGCGATCTATTCCTTGAACTCGCGTCCGACTCGTTTCTGCCAATCCACCTGCTGCGCGCCGAGCTTGAACAAACATTCGGCCCCACGGCCACAACTCAGGCCGAGCAGATCGTCCCGCAAGTCATCGACCTCGCCCAGCGCCGCGCCAAGCCGAACGCCTCCGAGCCGGCCGAAATTCAGGCCACCGTCACCATCCGAGGCGATGGCAGCGTCCGCGTCTGGGTCGATACCGACGAGTTCACCGAACCCGCGCATTGGTGGTGGCTTCACACCATGCTCGCCGTCGCCTCGTATCAGTTCCTCGAGATGGAAAAGCCGCTCGTCGTCATCGGCGCCGGCCCATCCGAAAGCCCATTCCCTCCCGACGGCGACGACAAATGACCACCTCAAAGCCCAAGCGCATCCGTAAGCCAAAGGTCACAGCAAAACACCGCGACGCCAGGCCAACGATCTATCACGAGTATTGGGCGCAGCAGATCAAGGATCACGTCTCCCAGGGCTGGTCGCTCTATCGCTTCTGCCAGAAACTCGATCACCCGCACTACAAAACCGTCCTCAAGTGGCAGGCGGAAGTGCCGGAATTTCGGGACATTCTCACGCAGGCGCGTGAGGAAGGCGCAGAAAGCCACGTCGATCGCATGGGATACGTCCGCGAACAGGTAGAATTGGGCCTGATGGACCCGCATGCCGGGCGCGTGGCGATGCAGGGTTATCGAGACCACGCCGGCATGATCAAGCCGCGCAAGTATGGGCTCAAGCTCGAACTCGCGGGCGGCGGCAAGGACGGCGCGTTCCAGTTCGTCATCAGCAGCGACGATGAAAAGCTGATCTAGGAAATACGCCTTGAATTATCCGATGGTACCGGGCATGGTATCGGAGTTATACGGATAAGGAGGCTTTTTGTGAGCCCAAAGCAGTTCAAGGACTGGCAATCGCGCATGGGTTGGAGCGCTGCCGAGACCGCAAAACGGCTCGGCAAATCCCCCGATACCATCTCGGCCTATCGCATCAACGGGGTGCCCAAGGCGCAGGCAATCGTTGTCGGCCTGGCAATGGCCGCGCTCGAACATCGGCTGGAGCCGGTGTGATGTGGCGTGTTTACGGGATCGTCAGTCCTATCACAAAATCGATCATTTATGTCGGCTGCACCTCTCAAGAGCTAGAGCGACGCCTTTCGCAGCATTGTTCTGACCCGTCTTCGTCGGCATACGACGCAATCCACTACCTACGCGACCATGGGATGTGGCCATCGATCGTGTGCATTGAGGACTTCACAGATGCATCGGAAGCCCTGTTGTTCGAAACGAGGATGATCACCTCGATCAAGGGACTGGTGAACAGACAACATCAGAAAGCTCGCGACCGATTGGCTGTTGCGGCAATGCTCGAAGATGACGAAATCGAGGAAATGAAGGCGGGCGGTGATGTAGTGTTGCGCGGTTGGCGAAAGCAGGGATCGATCGATCCAGTTTCGATACTCGTCGCAGGCTTGTCCGATGTCCTGCTGCCCGAACCTCCGAATCCTGCGCTGCGGCCAGGTCGCGGCCGACCGAAGTCCATCGACGACATGAAAGCCTACAAGGCAGCCAAGCAGCGCGAGTATCGCCTGCGGCAGAAAGAGGCAGGCAAATGACCGTGGCTTGGATGGAATTGGGTGCGCCGCCTCGGCCTGGATACCCCGGCATTATCGCCGCGTCGAACCGCCAGTCCAAGCAGATTGAGTTCCGCCGCGGCTCGTCGCCTCGCCCGAGCCATCGCCTCCCGGCAGCCAACAAGCGGAGAGAGGGAATGAACCCGGATTATCTAGTCGGGGGCGGAGTTCTCGCGCTTGCCCTGTCCGGACTGCTGCACAGTGACGGGCTGACCCAAGACCAGCGCGAGCGCATGCGCCTTGAATACGAGGGCGAGCAGCGGGCGCTGGCAATCGAGCGCCGCGCTACCAGTCCTGCCGTCGCGGCAGCAGAGACCAAGCGCGCCCGGAAAGCTGAAAAGCTGCGGAGGATTTCGCCATGACCGCCCCTGTAATCAGCGCTGGCGATCTGGTGGAGAGGTTGCTGGCTATGTGCGTCGATTGGAATGCACAGCCTATGGATGATGGGGAATTGCCACGGATAGAGCCTCATTGCCGCGATCTTCGCGAAGCCGCCGCCCGCATCCAGGAGCTTGAGAGCGAGATAGAAGCCGCGAAGCAGTTCGGCGGCGGGTTTTTCGGGCCTCGCGTTTCCGAACCCATCCGCGACATTTACCGGCAGCAGGCCCGTTCCTCCCTCAACCAAGATGGTGGGAAGCCATGAGCAAGCTGACGAAGGCTTTGGCGTGGGTGTTCGCAGCCGGATCGGTCGCATTCTTTGGCGGCATGGTCCTGCTGATGCCAATAATGATGGCGGCGTTCATCCTGCCCGTGTGGTGGCAGTACGTGTTCATGGCCGTGGCGGTTCCAACAATCGTAGCGCTGCCGATCTGGCTTGTCGCGGGCAGCATACTCGCCCTGCGTTCTGCCCTCGGTGAACAGCCAGAGGTGAAATCGTGATGACCCTCCCGCATCTCTGGGGTAAGAGCCAGGAGCAACTGCAGGCCGAGCGCCAGGAGATGATCGCCCGGCGCGAGTATATCGCCCGGCGCGATGCTGCAGCTAAAACGCCGGCAGCGTTGGGCAAGCGATACGGCCAAGCTCTGCAACCGGTGCGCCGCGAATACCACTTCGGCACCGACATTCCACGCCCGACTTGGCGCGAGGTCGAGGACGCGCGGGCGAGAACCGGGCGCGACGATGCTGGCGGGCCGATCTTGGGCATGATGGCCATCTCTGCCGTCGTTCTGGCCCTGGCGTGGGCCATCCTATATCTTGCCCTGACATGAACCACGGCTGGCGCTTCAACCTGATCGCGCCGCCCAACAACTACGGCAACACCGGCATCACGCCGGCAAAGGAGGCGAAAGCCATGAAGTCGATCACTGAAATTGCCCGCGTCTGTCACGAGGCCAACCGCGCGTATTGCGCCGCGCTTGGCGACACCTCGCAACCTGCATGGGAGGATGCGCCGGACTGGCAGAGGTCGAGCGCCGAGAAGGGCGTCGAGTTCATTCAGGCGAACCCTAACGCCTCACCTTCCGCATCGCATGAAAGCTGGCTCGCCGAGAAGGAAGCCGACGGCTGGCGGTATGGACCGGAAAAGGACGCGGTCGCCAAGACGCATCCCTGCTTCATCGATTACAACATGCTCCCGGTCGAGCAGCGCGCCAAGGATTACATCTTCGGCGGTGTGGCGCGGGCACTGCTTTCGGAGAAGCCCAATGGCTGATGCACTGACCCATCTCTACGGCGCGATCGACGCCATCAAGTTCGTCACCGACGGCGCCGGCATCGGCAAGGTCGAAATCCGGGTCGCCGACGAGCGTGACGCCCGCAAGCTGATCACATTTCTCAAGGCCTGCGACTCGACCCGCATGCTGCTCGCCAGCCCGATCGACATCAAGGGCCACGAGTTCACGATCAACGACGTCAAGATCACCTGGCCTCAGTAGCAACCTCGAACCCCGCGCCGCGTTCTACTGCCAGTAGAGGCGGAAATTCCACCACACAGGAGATTGCGCCGTGACAACGAAATCCACCGACAAGCAGGAAGGCGTCGACAACGCCACCGCTGCGACCGACCATCTCTCGAACGCTGGGGCCAACGAGCCCAACGCCCAAGCAACCGCCGATGCTGCCGGCCGCGCCGAGCAGGGCAAGTCGACGTCGGAACTGGTCGAGGAAAACCCCAAGATTTTCGGCGAGGCCGAGGCCAAGTCTGGCACCGATCGTAAGACGCCGCTCGAGCGCCAGACCAATTTCGCGACGCTCACTGCCGACCAGCGGAACGCGGCCGAGAACAAGGGTAAGCCTCTGCACAAGCCGGCTAAGACCGAAGGCCAGCAGATCGAACTCGGCGACCGCGTGATCGTCACGACTGCCACGCCGATCGGCGGCCAGACGGACAACGCATTCCATGTCATCGGCTTCAATCCTCAGGGCTTGCCGAACCTGCGCATGGAACTGCTCGACGGTGGCATGGGTCGGCCGATCGAGTTCGGCGGCGTCCCCCAGGGCGCGCCGCGCGAGGAACGCGGGCCGTACTGGCGTTGGCCTGAAGAGTTCGCCGCCAAGAAATCTAACGACAAGAGCGCCGACAAGGCGTAGCGTCTGGCCTGTTCCCTCCTGAACATCGCGATAGGCCCTCCTATAAGCCCCGGCACCCCAAATGCCGGGGCTTTTCCCATTTTGCTGGTTGGCGTATAAAGGGGGAATGAAACACATAGATTTGGGCGACGGGCTCACCGCTACTGTCGATGATGAGGACTACGATAGAATAAACGCGCATCGATGGAGGCCGCTCAAGGCTGGACGAGGCTTTTATGCCTACCGAAACGGGGGCGGCAAAACTACCTTGATGCACCGTGAAATCATGAATAGCCAGCCCGGCGAGCGTGTCGACCATCGTGACAGAGATGGGTTGAATAACGTCAGAGGGAACCTGCGGTCTGCCACCCCGATGCAGAACTCGCGGAACAAGTCCAAAAAGGTAGGCGCAAACTGCCCATTCAAGGGTGTGTATTTCGACGCCACAAATCGCAATGCTGGCAAGCCGTTTCGCGCGCAAATAGTTGTGGTGGGAGTGAAGCATCGTTTGGGCCGGTTCGCTGTCGCCGAGGACGCTGCCCGCGCTTACGATGCCGCCGCTGCTCGCTTTCATGGTGACTTTGCAGCCACAAATGTAACCCTTGGGCTCCTGCCGCCGCTTTAATCGGATGCACTTCCGCTTGCCGGTCATTCGCGGTATTGATCAATCAACACCGACAGGAGAACCGCCATGGCTTCCGGCACCACGACGCACACAGTCACCCGAAGCGCGTGGGTCAGGCTGGACGATAGCGCGGCCTATGTGTCCGGTCTCGTGCAGGGCGGCGGCGTTTCGCTGGCCTACATGGCAAGCACGTCCGCGCCGGCAACTCTCACCACGGCCGATGTCCTGCCGCTCGAGGCCGGCGAGAAATTCGCGTTCGAGATGGGCAGCGGCGAATCCCTCTGGGCACTGTCTCGCACAGGATCGTCTCTGGTCTCGGTGATGCGCCGTGCGGCTTAGGCCCAAAGAGGCGCTGCGCTTCGGGCGCCCGGCGCTCGGCATTGGTGGCGGGAATGCCCTCACTCTCGCAGCGGGTGTGCCCGAGTACCTGACCATCGATGGCGTACTGGCACGGCTGCTCAAGGGGCGCG